ATTGTATACTTTCCGTCCAAACGGCGGCTGACCCACTGGATCCCCCTGGACGCGCGGAAATGGACCCTGGACTTGCTATGGGTCCAGCCCCGCGCGTCCTGTGCGTCCATGCAGGTCTGTTTCCGGTCCAGGCGTCTTGTATACTTTTATACAAAACGGCCGCGCACAGGATCCTGCAGGACGTTCCGTCTTGCCAGCTCCTCCAGGCTCCGGCCGTCCCACAGGATCCTCCAGGTCAGTCCGGTCCTGGAAGATCCTGGAAGAATCGCCCGAAAATCCTGGAAGATAGCCGACCCGGTACCGGCGCGACCGCCCTGCCCTGCCTCCTGGGATCCGCGATTCCATTTTTGAAAAGACAGACCGATCCTGTCTACGGACCTAGGATCCATTTTTCGGGGCGGGGGTCCTGGCGGCGCGATTCCAGATACGGATCACGTTTTCGGCGAAATGCCGATGCTCGGAAAGATTTCCCTGGAGCAACTCGCTGACGTACCCCAGAAACGTGTCGCCGACCGCCAGCATCTTGCGGTTTCCGATCTCGACTTCGCGCGCGCAGAAGAGCAGTCCGTCCATCGAGTCGGCCAGCTTCAGCAAACCGCGTTCCTGCTCCGTCAACTGCGGCGGAACGAGTCCGCGGTCGGCCAGCCAGATGTCCCCCACGTCGTGGACGCGATCGCGCAGTCCTGGGACGCTGCGCTTGAACGGACTTGGAATGTCGCCGGTGTAATACTCCGCCAAGTCGTCGAGCAGCGCCGCGACGAACAGCTCCTTGCGGCATGCGCCGCGCGTCATCAGATACAGCAGCAGACACACGCTCGCGCCATGCTCCCCCACCGTCTGCTGGTGCAACGTGCGATGCGTGTGGAAGCGTCGCACTCCTACGCCGTCCATCACGGCAAAGATAGACTCCATCTCGTACATGACCCTACTCCTTCTTTTCTTTCGTGGCCCTGTTTTCCCAGCGGCGCTGCAACCACTCGGTCGCCGCCTGCCGCCATTGTGGATGATTGACGAGCATTGCCCATCCCAGGGCGATGTTGTCTCGAGGATCATTCTTCCTGTAGTGCCATGCGTTGAACATCGGTTTCGCCACGTCTTCCAACAGCGGCATCGAATAAATCTCCGTTATCGGCACCAGTCCTTCGAGTATGTGATTTATGAAAACCTCGACCTGCCTTAGCTGCCATGCTTCGGTCATCGGGCGATGACCATCCACGTCGAATGAAAAAGCATGCTTTCCTTCTCCTTCAAAAAGCATGCTTTCCCTGGGTTGAATAAGCATGCTTATCTTGGCCCACCGTTCCACCGGAAACACGTCTGTGTAGACATGCGCGTTGTTGGTGAAGTGACTATACCTCCCCATTGGCAGGTGCAGATTGTCCGACACGAACTGCATCAGCACCGTGAAGTGAACGTAATTCGCGCCGAGCAGTCCCCACACCACGTCGTTGCTCCGGTTCATGACGGACATGTTGAGCTTTCCGTCCTGAGTATCGAAGTAGATGTGCGTGTTGCATGGCAGGTCTTTCCCGGTGTAGATGGTGTCGAACCGCGTATCGTGCATGGATATGACTGCACGGCGCGTGTCGGGGTACTGGCGCAGCAGGGCGATGATCTCCAGAAGTTGATCTGTATTGAGACTCTTGCCTGCGTGCCGCCAGCGGAATCCGTACGCGCCGTGCAGTATCTTTCCATCGTCGGAATAGCTCGCGATCCTCTTCGCGAACATGGCGGGGAAGGCTACGTCGTTCCGCCCCGCCAGCATCCACAATGCCTCCATCAAATGGAAGAACGGATTAGCGTCCCTCCATGGGTTTACGAGCACCCGCTCCCACGGGCGCTCGTAGTCGATGACCAACGGTTCCGGCAAATAGATCACCGGACCGTTGCGCGACGTGTGAACGATGCCGTGCGCCATCAATGTATCGAAGACGCGCGGCATCGCCGTGCAGACGTTAGCCGTGTGAATTACCCGGCTCATCGCCAGTCTCCACCGTTGCCTCGGTCCGTACTTCCTCCACCGGCGGCGTCAGCAGTTCAATCACACGATCGAGCCGTTCCTCAATGCGTAGTACCGCTTCCAGCATTGGATTGGGAATTACGGGCAGCGGCGGCAGCTCTTTCTTTACCGCTTTTCTTGCCCGGCGCTTTTCCTTCTTTTCCGGTTTTGGCATCGCCGCCGCCGATATGCCCGCCAGCTTCCGGAACTTCGGGTTTTTCTGCTGCTTCTTCATGTGCTTGCTCCTGTGGATTGTCGCGATTGATCATTTCCAGCAACTTCGTCTGCACGCCGGGATCGAGCTTGCTGTCGATGGCGCGCATGATCGACAGCAGCGCGAGCGCGAGGACCGGAGTATCATTGGGTCCTTGCAGCTTGCCAGACTTCTTCACGCCCTTGCCCTGGACGAGATAGGTTATCTTCAACTGCTTCAGGATAAGAAGCAGGCTGTTCGGCGACAGCTCGACGCGCGCCTTGCGGCGCAAATTCTCGCGTATCTCTCCGAACGGCATGGTCTTCACTACTTCGCGGTTTTCCTCCAGCCAGTTGGCAATCTTCAGTTTATCCTGAAGGGAAAGGTAGGTGCGGGCTTTGCCGTGCGACGTAATCATAACTATCCTCGTTAGTGTTAAGTTTTCGTTAAAACCGCTCATCGACGCTAAGGCACCTGCGCGGGGCTAGGCGAGGCGCGCGGCGAACCCTGTACAGGGGTACAGGCCCGACCGGCCGCGCCCTACGCTGGCCCTGCCAGCCCTGCGCCCGTTTGGCGCGGGGCTAGGGCTGGCATGCCCTGCCGACCGCCCTAGCGCCAGCCGCTCTACGATATGGATAGCCTGTTATCAGGCATCGCTACCGTTACGGCCAGCGTGCGCTCGTCGGGATAGTTCCCCGTGTCGATGTAGAAGATCTCTGGATCGACGGCGCTTTGCCGGTTTATCTCGGCGTCCACATACTCTTTGAACTCGGACCATTTCATTGGATTGACTCCATTAACGTCCTGATGGATTGACGTGCCGTGTGCAGGTCTTCGACCGAATGCCATTGGCAGAGCTGGCGTATGATTATCACCTGCCAGTGGCCGAGTCCGTAGACCTGGCGCAGCTTGAAGAACTGACTCGAGATTTCCAGCGGCTCGGGACGGCCAGGATTGGCCCATGCCCGGCCCTGCTCGACCAGTTCGATGAGTTTGTCGATGTAATGAATGGCTTTTTCCAGGTCCTCCTTCCCGCCTTTGCTGCGGTATCTGCAAACGTACTTGGTGGCGTTGCCCTCGAAGTATCCCATTCTGGAATCGGCAACGAAATCCCAGTGCTGGTACGATCCCTTGTAGTGCTGTCCTCCGACTTGCAGTTCGTTCGAGTTCATGTCGGTGCCCTCAGCGCCTTGGTGGCGACGCCCAACGCCTGCCCGAGATAGAACGCGGCCAGCGCCTCTTTGTTGCCCGACTTGAGCACGTACCATTCCTCTGCCTTGGCCTGTATTTCTTCGAGCGCCGCCAGCATCGCCGGGGCGCGCATTATCAAGTCGGCCATTTCCGGCAGCACGCGGAATGCGCTCTGCGCCTCCTTGCCGTCCTCGCCGGTGCAGGTGTAGCAGATCTGGTACTTGCCGTCGCGAATGATTTCAGTGACCATTGCGGTTCTCCTTCATTATCATTTTATGGCTTCTAATTTTTCGCGCAACTTACGCTGCTCGACAGATTCAGTCTTCTCGCGTAGACGTCGCTGTTTCGTAAGACCGCCCTTGCGGCCCAGCTCCGCCATGTAGGCACGGTTCTGGGCGACCTTGTGACCGCCCTTCTTTCCAGCCTCGATCGCTTCCGCGCTGGAAAACTTGTGAGCCGTCCCCGCAGCGTGCGCCGCGCGACCGCCCTTGGCCGCGACCTCTTTCTGCTTCTCGGGCGGCAACGATGAAAATCCGCGTTTATTGCCCATTGTATCTGCTCCTCGGTGTACCTTCGTTGAGCCTGACGCGCTCGTACTTGTCGAACTCGCACAGGCAATTCTGCAGGTCCTGGTTGTGTAGATGTTCGTCGAGGCCCATCTTGTCGCGCAAGATCATGAGACTGGCGAACCATTCGTTCTCGTTCCATCCCTGGTCTACCGGATGTCCGAACACGCGATTCAACCCGCGTCTCGAACCAGGACCCGACAGCGCGAACGTCGCCCAGTCCACCGCCTCGACCAGATGCGGCGTGGCGTACTTGGCGTCAGCTATCATCTGAGCTACCATGAACCGTCCTTGGTTCTTCACGCTGACCACGCGCTCGGCGAACTTCTGCAACGTGTCGCCGCGCCGCGGGCGGAGGGTTTCGCGCAGCTTCCACAGCGGCCACAGGACCTGCTCCGCTATGAACTTCGGCTTGTCCATCGCGTTGCCCTGCGTGCCGATCATGTACGCCCCGGTCCAGACCTTCTCGCCCCTTTCCGCTCTGCTTTTCAGTATTTTCTGGAACACCTTCGGCTCGAACTTCAGCCGCTTGCCTTCGATGAGTGCCGGTTCCAATTCTTGCAAGGAATCGGGCCAGTTGACCCAACGTGCGGCAGACATGAGAAACCAGACATCGGGATTGGTGGCGAACGGGTCGCGCCAATGCTCTGTTATCCATTTCGTCACCCTGTCGTCTTCGCGATGCACGTTGCAGAAGCGATACCGCTGGAGTATCTCGTCGTCGGTCCAGGGCTTGTCCTTGCCCGCTTCCTTCTTTACGCGGATGGCTTCGCGTTCTTTCATCCAATGGCGTAGTTCTTTGACTTTCATAGCTTCCACTCCCATATGTCGCCGAGCCGGTCGATCTGCTCTTTGCTAAGTTCCTTTTGCACCTTCTGTTGCTGGCGCAGGAACTGGATGTAGTTCGCGGCCCATGTCGTCGGTCCGCGCGCCTCGATGTCCGCGATCATTTGCTCGACCGGCGGACGGGGTGGCTTGGGTCGTTTCATGTTACCCTCTCCCATATCTCGGTGAGTTTTTCTTCCTGCCGTCGCGTCAGCCCTTCGTTCCGTCCAAGCCGCAGCGACATGCTGTCTACGAATCTACGCTCCCATTCGGTGAGTTTCGATTCGCGCTTCTCGAGGTCTTCAACCATTTGTTGAACCTCGGTTTTCATTAGTCCCTACCTCCGGAGTTGAAGGCACCTTCGACCACCGGCAACCGTGGCGGCTTGTCTTTCCATTGGTCGTTGGTGGACATGAAACGGCGGCGGAACTTCACCGCGAGATCGGCTTGGTTCTGCGCCGTGCTGGCAAACTTGCCCGATCGCATCACTGCGATGAACACTTCGTCCCAGAACTCTTGCTCGTTCATTTCGTGCAACCTCCTTCTTTCGCTGCCCGCCCCCAATTGATTCTGACATCGACCCGCTCCTTTCCAAACCCGCACCATTCGCGCTGCGGGGCGCGTCGCGTCAGCTTCACATAGTCGGGCCAGAACTCCTGCAGCTTCTCGGCGCACTTGGATTGCAGCTCCGGAGTCCGGTAAGAGCTGCATCCGCCGGTGGTGTTGGTCGCGTACTGGTCTTGCACCATCATGTTGAATATCGCCGCGTCCTTGCCATGCGTGAGCAGCTGAAGCGCCATGTCGAAATCTTCCATGACCGGCAGGCGGAATTTCACCCCGTCGGGCATCCTGTGGATGTTGTAGGCCAGCGCCCGCAGCATCCGGTTGTTGTAGTAGACAGGCGGATGCAGATGGCAGAACAGTCTGTGTCCGATCGAGCCGTGGGCGAAGCCCGACATCAGCTTGGCGAACAGGCTGAAATTGTGCTCGATGTCCTTGTCTTCCGCGCGCCGGTAGCCGTTGGTATCCCCCACCCGCACGCACCAGATGGGGAGATCGTCGTCGAGCATCAGCACCACTGGATCGTCCGACTTGTTCAGTATCCACTGACGCGTCGCGGCGATGCCCTCTGCCGGGCAGGGCAGCACTTCTACGCCGTGCAACTTCAGCCCCTTGGCTTCCGCGCGCGGTGCGACCAGCGTCGTCCGGTACTTGCCGTGGACGTTCTTGGGCAACCGCTCGACCGTGCGCTGGCGCTCGCGTCCTCGCGTTGGTATGAAGATCCTCATTGGTGTGCCTCCTTGTGCGCCTTGTTCCACTGCACCGTCACGTTGTACTGCTCGTTGGTCCCCTCGAAGTAGCTCTTGCGATACTTCCGCACGACGACGGAGACGTAGCCGGGGTGGAGCTTCGCCATCTGCTCGGCGCACTTGCGCTGGTACTCTGGCGTGCGATATCTGCTGCATCCACCTGCGGAGTTGTTCGCCATCTGCTGCTGGACCAGTCCATTGTAGGTGAAGCCCTCGCAGCCGGCGCGTATCAACTGAAGCTGCATGTCGAGGTCCTCCATTACGCCCATCCGGAATTTCGCCCCGTCGGGCATCAGCGCCTTGTTAAATCCTAGAGCACGCAAATGCCGTCCTCTATTATATTCGATGGGCGGACGGTGCTGCGCGAACAGTCTGGCACCGAAACTTCCCTGTGCGTGCTTCAGCAGCAACTTCTCGAACTTGACGAAGTGCGGCGTGAAGGCGTGATCGACGCAGTTCACCAGCTTGCCGTCGATCACCTCGGCCCAACTGGTCAGGTCGTCGTCCAACATCAAGATCAGCGGGTCGTCGGCGTTGTCGAGTATCCACTGGCGCTTGACGCCGGCGTTCTTGGCCTTGACGCCGACGCACCGGATGTCTTGCCGGGCCAGCGCCTTCTCTTCGCCCTTGTCGCACACGACGATGGCTCCGTAAAGATCGCGGATGCGGGCGGGCAGACGTTTCCATGTCAATTGCATATTGACGCGCTCCGAGCTAGGAATGAATATTTGCACTTCGTTCTCCTTTTCTGTAGCGTTTGAGGGCGTCGAGCAGAGCGTTCTGCGTGCGCTTCTTGAAGTCGAGCGCGATCAGCTTCGCTTCGTCAACGGTGTTGCGGGCGATGATCATATGATTGACCACCGTCTTGTGCTGGCTTCCGCTGCGTACCAGTCGCCGCCATGTCTGCTCGAACAGCTCCAGGTCCCAGGTCAGCGTGTACCAGCACAGCGCGTCGCATGGACCTTCTTGCAGGTTCAATCCATGCGATATGCTTTGAGGCTGGCCGAGCATCCACGGCAAGTCGCCGCGCGTCCATGCCGCCAGCACCTCCTTTTCTCGCTTCATGCTTTGACCGCGGCCCATCCAGCCGCCATCCTTTCCAAGCCGTTTTATCAATGCATCTGCCTCGTGGTTGAACCAATACAGCAGCAGCGTCGGCTTGCCCTGCCGCTGTTCTATAAGATCTTCCATGGCCGTCAACTTCTCGTCGTGAGCGACGACCGTCTTGTTCCGCTTGGGGTCGGTGTAGATGGCCCCGCTGGCGATCTGCTCGCACTTCATCGACGCCGTTCCGGCCGACACCGCCGTCAGCGCCTTGCTGTCGAGAATCGTGAACATCTCTTCTTCCATTTCGTTGTACGCCTTCCGCGCCTTCGGCGGCAACTCTACCTGGATGTAGTTCGGCACCAGCGTCGGAAGCTCGAGATAATCCTTGGCGTCGAGCCGCATCGTGAACGGCTTCACTGCCTTGTAAATCTTCTGGTCTGCGCCGTCCTTCAGCCGGTACGAGTAACCGCCGAACCCGCACGGCTCGAAGAACGTCTTGCGATAGTGCGTGATGTATCGTCCCAGCGCGTAACCCTGATCGCAGATATAGATCTGGCCGAACAGATCCATCAGTCCATTGGGCGCTGGCGTGCCGGTGAGTATCCAGCGCCGCCCGAACCGTCCGAGGAACGGCTTGAGGTAATGAAACCTCTGCGACGCCGTGTTCTTGAACTTCGTGCTCTCGTCGACGATCAGCGTATCGACGTCTAGAAGCTTGAATCTGTCCATCGTCGGCACATGGTCGATGTAGTCTACCACCTCCTTTGTCCCGTCTTCGTGCGTGACCAAGCGCGTCTTGCGCACCGGATTCGTGAGCAACCATTCCAGCCCCTCGGGGTTGATGAAATAGAAGTCCACGTCGTTGCGCAGCGCCTCGACCTTCTTGTTGCCGTGCAAGATGGCATATCGAAGATGCTCGAAGTCTTTCCACTTGGCGATTTCCGCCGGCCACGTCAGTTCAGCGACGCGCATCGGTGCGACGACCAGCGCCCGGTCTGCCACGCCGAATCTTTCCTTCAGCATCTTGAACGCGGCGAGGGCGATGCTTGTCTTCCGCATGCCGGGGTCGAGCAGCAGTCCCGCGCCCGCGTGTTCGATCAGGAACTTGGCCCCGCGCTTTTGAAACCCGGCTGGATTCCAAGGCCGCGCGGAGTATTCCAATGGCCCTGTCCGCCGTGTAGCAGACGTAGACTTGGTAGCCATCTTCGGTTAGCTCCTCTATCAGTTGCGCTTGCATCGGCGTCGGCACCCGGTCGGGACGCTTGTACTCGATGAGTATAGGACGTCCCCCGGGGATGAAATACTGGCGGTCTGGCCAGTGATTATGACCTAGGCCATTCATCTTCCGATGCTTCACGCCATTGTCGTTTGACCATCGGTTCACCTTGTTCTCGATATTTGATTCGCGCATCGCGTTCCTCCTTTTTCAATACGTCGCGCAGCTCTCGCACCAGTGTGACGACGAGCAGCAACCAGAGTGCCGCGACGAGTCCGCCCAATATCCAGCTCAGTATTTGCATGGTCCACCTTTCTTCTTGGAGTAATCGCACCATTGACAATAGTATCCAGGCTTGGGCGTGAACTTGCGGTCGTTGAAAAACGGCTTCAGTTTCTTTTCCCAGACCTTTTTCATCATTTCGAGTTCGCGGCGCTCGAACACCACTGGTCCATCTTTGGGGTAGACGATTCCCTCGTCGCTGTAGTAGAGCTGAGCCGATACGCCGACGACGGTCGGCATGCGCGCCAGTCCAGCCACCCCATACAGGTGAAGCTGTTCCTGATATTCTTCGTACTTCTCGAGACGGTATCTGCCGGTCTTGTTGTCGATGATGCGCAGCCAATCCTTCCGCTGTATCGACTCGATGTAGTTGATGTCGATCTTCACGCGCAGCCAGCAGCGGTTCCAGTCCGTCACGCCGCACGGTCGCCAGTCCTTGTCGAAACCCCAACTGTCCTCTACTGTCAACTGCTTCTCGCGCAGCGCCTTGTACTCCCGGCCGAGCGCGGCGATGTCCGACGGCAGGGTGCGCGTCTTCTTTTTCAGGTAGTTCTCGGTCACCTTGGCGACACGTTCGCCGCGCGCCAGCGGGTTCTCTGGGAGCTTGCCCGAACGTTCGTCGTTCTCGCGTTGTATCATCTCGTCGGTGCGAACCTTCTCGAGATACTTGTACTTCGCCTTGGCCGGACACATGTGATAATCGCTGTACCGGCTGAACGACCACGATGTAAACAGGAAAGTCATGGTGCCTCCTTCTTTTGCGCGACGGCATAGACGTGCATCGGCATGTCGCGGTGATGTATGGCCCCTTCCCCGTGGTCGTCGAGAACAAGATGTATGGCCTGCTCCGAATACTCCGTCTGTATTTCTGTAAACCCGGCGAACTCCAGCACCGTGCGCAAGCCACGCTGCGTGAACCGGAAGTAGTCGTGCGGATAGCCGTGCTCTGGAAAGGCGAACAACGTCGTGACTATCAGCCAGCCGCCCGGCATCAATACCCGGTGCATTTCTTTCGCTGCCATCCATGGATCGACAAGGTGTTCCATTACCTCGCTGCACAGCACTCCGGTAAACCGGTCTTCCCAAGACATCGGCAGACAGGCTACGTCGTGGACCTCGTCCACATTCTCGCCGTGCTGCATGTCGATTCCGAGCCAGTGGCCCGTGGCTAGATCACGATTATTGATCCACCATGCGTTCGCCACGTCGGCCCGCGAGCCAACCTCCAGAACATTGTCGCCAAGGTGATGAGCCCACCGCTCGATCCACCACCGCACTCGTCCGCGTACACTAGTCATAGGCATCCTATTCATTTGCATTCCGCCCAATTCGCGCCGACGCTGCCATCCGAAATCATTGGCACGTCGATCTTGATGTCAGCCATCGCCAAGTTCAGTATTTTCATTTCGGCATTCGCATACTTCTTTGGCACCGATATGTTGATCTCGTCATGCACCGTGACCAGGAAGCGACCATGCTGGCGCGCGGCGTCGTAATTGATAATCGCCTGCTTCGTCATGTCGGCGGCGCTGCCCTGCGCCAAGTAGTTCAGGAGCTTGTACTCGAACGTGACCGTCCGGCCGTCGATCTTTATCGGCTCCTCGCAGTAGTAGAGGCGACCGCCGAGCGTGCGTATCGGTTCCCCGTGGCGCGCGGCTTCCTTTATGCCGTCGTCCAGCGCCTTGACTCCTGGCAGCGCCCGACGCTGCGCCGCGCGGAGCTGCTTGACCTCCTGCACCGGCGACCCTATCTGCTCTGCCAGCGTGCCGATGCCCTCGCCGTACAGCATGCCGAAGTTGATAATCTTGACGATGCGCCGCTCAAACTCGTAGCCGGTCAAGTCGGCAATCAAGTCTGCGACAAAGGCGTGCATGTCGAGCTTCGGATTCTCGTTGTACGCCCGCATCAACTTGTCGTCCTCGAAGTGCGCAACGATCCGGAACTCCTGCTGGTTGTAGTCCCTGCGGGCGAACAGATCGCCGTCCTTGTCGGGCAGCGCATAGCGCCGTATCAACGGCAGCGGCGGCGTTTCCAGATGCTTGGGGTGGACGTATCCATCCGCCTTGTCGTACCAATCCTTAGGCAGATTCTGGAAGTTCGGGTTGCACGTCAATCGCCCGCTTCGCGCGCCCTTGCCCGAATCGGAGTTGCGTACCTGATTCCAGTTCGTGTGTATTCGTTCGTCCGCCCCCGCCATTTCCATCCAGGGGACCATGAACGTGCCGAGGCATGTCGTCAGCCGGTTTCTGTATCCGAGTGCCGCCGCCACCTGCTTGTTGCGGAACATGTCCGTCGTCAGATTCTTCTTGCTGGTGCTGCGCTTGCCGGTCTTGGTCATGTTCCACGACGTGACGATGCCCGCCCGGTGCAGCGCCTCGGCAAGCTGATCGTTGCTGTCGATGTTCAGCTCCGGCGACTTCAGTTTCTTGCGCAGCCAAGCGTCGGCGCAGTTCAGCGCGCTGGTGTAACGCTTGATGTCGCGGCGCAGCTTGTCTACGTCGATGCGGATGCCCTCGCGCTCGTTGCGGAGCAATATCGGCATGAGCTGGCGCTCGCGGTTGTATGGTTCTAGCATCTGCGCCGACTCGATCTTTGGATACAGAAGCTTGAACAGCTTGAGCGTGCGTACCACGTCGCCCTTGGCGTAGGTGCCGACCAGCTTTCCCGGCGCTTCGGATATGTGCGCGCCCCATTGACTGTCGTTGGCGCGGACGATGCGATGCTCGATGAGCCAATCGCGCACGGCTTCCTGCTCTTCGGGCGGCATGTCCAAGTACCGCTCCGCGCTCGGCTTCAACGACAGATTCCTGGCGTGGGGGTCGTTCAGGAACAGCAGGAACAGCGTGTCGTGAATTTCATTCCACGGTTTCTCTTTCATGTCCATGTGCGTCGTGCCGACGTCATAGTCGAACTTGCCGTGGTGGAACAGCACGTCGCCCTTCCATGCATCCTTCAGCTCCGCCTTCGCCTGCGCCAGCGTGCAGTTGTTCCCCGTGGGGTGGCCCCACGCCAGATAGTGCGGGGCGCGTTCATTCGCCCGCTGGATTGATACGCCGACCGGCACTGGCGGATACTCCGGCCGGCGTTTGATTGCCTTCGTCTCGAAGTCGATTGTATTGACCCTTGGTGTGCTCATGTCATTTGGCCTCGAAGCCATCTTTGAAAATGTGGGTCGCACAGGCGTCCGACACGACCCGGAGGCGCGAAAGGTTCTGCGCGTCCCAGGTCAGGTCGGTGCCCATGCGCGCGTGCGGACATTCGGTGTCGTCCACATACAGCGTCTGGCTACTGTCGTAGCGCACGGTGTTGAACGGCTGCCCGAGATCATTGGCAGTGTAATGACCGGTCGCGCCGAACAACAGTGGAACCAACAGCAGTGTCCTCATGGTATGGCCCTCAAGAAGTTTCGGAACTCTTCGCAGTCTTGCTCTGCCGTGGTTCGCGCCATCCCAGGCGCGTCGTTCAGAGTCTGCACGGTCTTGATATGAAAGTCGGCCAGCTTGTCGTTCTTTCCGCGGTGGCGCATTACCTCGCGCCAATGCCACATCCGCAGAATGCGCAGGTCGATATGAAACGACGATCTTTTCATACGAGTATATCCTTGGTCTTTGGCGAATCGGGAACACGAACTCCATCGTCTGCTGCGTCCTTGGCCGACGGCCACCAGTCGAACGTCACCGACCCGTTCGGATTATGGTTGACGCGCAGCACGCCGGTCTTGACACCATTGAATTGCAGGTGCCCATTGACCGGGATGCTGTGCCGCCGCAGTTCATCGCAAATGAAATGCTCGAGACGCTGCGGCAGCACGTTTTCCATCTGCTCTTTGGCTATCGTCACCGTTCTACGCCTAGCCATGACTCACTCCTTTCTCGCGAAACAGTTCACGGCGTTCGCGCAGCGCCCGCACAAGATTGTAGCGACCGTAGATACGATCGAGGAACCGTGTGCGACGTTGACCAGCCTGCTCCTTGTTAATCAGCTTGAACAGTTCGTCCTCGCTGAGGTTGGGCAGGGCTTCGTTCAGCGTGCGCCACGTTGCCAACACAGTGTTAGCGTCCATGATTTAGTATCCTCCGAAAGATTTTCTTGCCTTTGCGCATCTGCCGGGCCGAGGTATCACCCTGCCTGCGGATTTTGCGCTCGAAGTTCTTTTGCTTCAGCCTCAGCGCTGCCGGCTTCCACTGCGGACCCGGCTTCGCCTTCAGCTTCTTCCATTCTTCACTATTCATATTTCCTCCAGGGTTGGGGCCGTCCTTGGCCCAGTTATGGTTTCAACGGCGCTTCGCTGTCTTCTTGCCGAGTGCCTTGGCCGGCTTCTTCGGCTTCGCCGCCGGTGCCGCGCCTTCCATGAATGGGGCGAACAGCGCAGCGTGAACTTCCGCCGAATCGGCCTTCTGCAAAAGATCGCCGATCTGCTCGTCGTCGATCTCGCGCACGGCCTTGAACTTCATCACCCATTGCGCGTTGCTCCGCTTGTTGGTGTTCGGCACCAGCGAGATCTCGGACACCACCCCAAGGGGCGGACGTTTCAAGGTCTCGGCAATGTCGGTCGTGAACTTCGCGTAGTCGCGCACGCTCGTCACGGGGACCAGGAGCTGGGCCACCTGCGCATCGCTGATCCCCGATTCGAGTGAGTCCTCGGTAATCAACGCCAGCCGCCGGCGGTTCTGGCACGCCTTGCCGCGCCCCTTGTCCGCCGTGCCGAACACGTTCTGGGGACAACCCTGACACGTCTCGTGCTGCTTCTCGGTGGACTTCTCGTGCGGAGCCATGCCCTTCTCGGTCTCGGCTTGCATCGCGTAGCACACGGGACTGCTTGGATTGTCCGGGTCAAAGCCCTCCGTGTAGTACGTGTTCAGGAACACTGAACCCAGGATGATGGCATTCAGCTTGTTGCCCGGTATCACGTTGTCGTGGTAGCTGAGTATGCCGCCCTTCGTGGAGATACTGTTCCCCGCGCCGAGCGAGTTTTCCTCCATCTTCTTGGCGACCTCGGCACGCTTGGCAAGTTCCTCGTCCCACTTGGTCATTGCCTTGCCCTTTGCTGCTGGCTTTTTCGTAGCCATGATGTACTCCTAATAGATGCGGATGTAGCGAACTTCGAGGCCGTCGAAGAGCGGGGCGTCTGTGTTCACCGTCCCGGGGTGCGCCGACCCCCAGGACGCCAGTGCTTCTTTGATGTACGCGACGAGAGCGTCGTTGGTCACGTTCTCGCTGCGCACGGCAATGTTGATCTGCACCATGTAGCGAAGTTGCTGTTCTTTCATCGAACGCTCCTCATAGCCTGATTATCTTGCTGCGCCCTCTGGCAAGCTGCTCCAGCAATTCTTCCAGCGGCGCGCCCTCGCCGTCGCCGTCGTTGCACGAATCGCTCGCGTAGGCGTAGTGATGGTGAAGTCTTGGTTCCTTCTCGTTCCAGGCGCACGGCGTGTCCGGGCTGTGAATCTGTACGACGCCTATGTGCAGCGCGCGACGACCCTTGTCCAGATTGAACACGTTGCCAAGCTCCTTGTCGTTCATGTCGAACGCTGCGGGGATCGCCAAGTCCGCACTGTCGCTGAGCACGACGCCGACGCACGCCATGTAGAAGTTGTTCTCCTCTGCCTTGTTGAGCCAGACACGGCAGCGCGCCCGTGAAGGCATCTTGTAGCTGTGCTCCACTTCTGCCTCGGTTGCCAGACTGTCGTTGTTGTCGAGCAGTCCCGGCTTGTTCGCATGAGTTACGTAGGCGTGCGCTTCATGCCCGGTGACGACGACCGGCCCGGTCTTCGGCCACAGTTCCTTCTTCGATGGGCGCAGCATCGAGATCGTCGTTGGGGTGATCGTTGCCAGTTCCAGCAGGCAGCGACCGTCGTTCTGTACCTGTGTCTTGATCGACAGGAGCTTCGATATGAAGACCTGCATCGGGCGCGTTGGACGAATGATGCACGGCATCGGCGACCAGACCGATCCTGGCTTGCCTACTCCAACGAACCCTGCGGCGATATGACCATCGACGCGCTCGGCTTGAACTTCCGGCTTGAAGTACATGGTTTCCATTAGCTTGTCCTCTTTGTTTTGACGGTGTGAAGGCTGAGTGTGACTGCGTAGTGTTTTCCGACGCCGGGAACGTCCTTGCCCGCGTTCCAGCGTTCGCGCACGGCGGCGGCGTTGAGGGTCTGCGTCACCAAGTCCTCGTTGCCCTTGCGCTTCGCTGCCTTGAAAAAGGCATCGCGGTCTTCCATCATCGGTATTTCCTTCGTCACGATCTCGACGCGGGCGACCTTGCCCGATATGCCGCCGATCTTGCTCTTCGGCAGATTGTTGATCAGATGCTCGCGCAACTGACGTTCGTCGTTCTGTACCTTCTGCGCCTCCTTCTCAATGGCGAGCCTCTTGTCCCGTACCGTCTTGTACAGGTCGGCGACCGCCGCTAGGTTCCTGGGAATTTTCATGGCATCACTCCTTTACCGTGCCGTCCTTTGTTACCTTGGCAACGTTTTCCCATTGCATCACGTACACGGTGGCCTCAAGTTTCTTGGCCTTTTCCTTCGCCTGCTTGATGGCGCGATCGTAGTCGTCGCTGAATCCAACGACTTCGCCGCATGCTTCAAGCCGGTACTGCCAGTCATGTCGCTTGGTCACGTAACGCCTCCTTCAGCTTGCGCCGATAGTGAATATGGATAAGGCCTGACCAGAACAGTCCTGTGCTGACACCAGAGATCACGCCCCACGCGACGACGAACGTCGCGCAGTACCATTGATAATCTTCTGGTATCACGAACGCCAGCAGCGCCCAAGCTGCCGTGAGCATCCCTGCTCCGATGCAAACGATGGCAATAGCTACAAGTCTCACAGGTCCTCCCTAAAGCCTACGAACGTTGGAAAGCGTGGCGCGTCTTTCACGCCCACGGGGAAATACTTGTACGTGATGATTTTGCCCGGCAACGTGCGCCGCTGTCGCCACAGGTGTATCCGTTCGCCGGCCGAGAATCCAGAGCCGACGTTGAATACGCTGCCGGTCGTGCAGTCCTTCACGCGCAGCGCGCCGAGCGTCCCTTTCGGCACCATCCCTGCCTTGTGCGACGTGCGCTTGCCGTCGTCGCCCTTCTCGTTGGCGTTGTGCATTTCCTCCTCTACGTCGATGATGACCGCTTCGCTGTCGGCGAACCGCTTGAGCTTCAGCAGATAACCCTCCAGCGCCGTGCTGCGTCCGAACTTGTACGGCCCCAAGGGATCGCGAATCATGATACCCTCATATCCAAGCTCGATGTACTTGCGCTCCTCCTTATCGACGATGCTCCGCTTGGGGCAGAGTGTATGCTCGACCAGAACGACGTGCTTGTGCTTCGCCGCGAACCGCGCGACGAAGCTGATCCTATCGCGGAACGGCGCAGTGGGGAACGGGTAGTGGTCGAAGGCGTAGAACAATACGTCCGGTTCGCCATCGATGCTCATTACCTCGCTCTGCGTGCGCCTGAATACGTCCGGAGCGACTTCGTCCCCCACGATCAGCTCGCCGTCGAGACCGTTGCACATTCCGAACCGCCGCTGAACCCATTCGTTGGGGATCGGCTTGTTGTTCCGCGAGTACACGACTCCGTTCTCGACATACGCGCGCACGCCGTCGTACTTCGCCGAGACCAGGACCGGGTATGTCAGCTTGCTGAGATCAGCCTTTCCGGCCAGCATTACTTTCATTTTCGTTCTCCTTAATTTTGAGGTTGACGAAATCCAAAAGCTCGATCATGCTGACCAGCAGTTTTTCCGGCTCGCTCATGAACCGGATCGCCGCAGAAAAGCCGGCAAAGAATGCACTCTGCGTCTGCAGCTTGACCATGTCGGCCAACGGCTGACCGACTTCGGGGTTCTTGGCGACCCCCATGTCGCATGCTTCCTTCAGGCAGCATACGTAGTAGCGGGCGAACTCTGCGGCGATTGGTTTCTTTTCCATGGTCATTCCTCAGATTGTGTAGTCGTGATCAAGTTCTTCGCACGCACGCTGCGCTTCGCGCATGCTGCGAAAGAACCGTCCATCCAGCAACAACGACTGGATAAGGTAGAAGTCGTCCTGGCTGAGACAGTGGTGGTTGGGCCGGTCGATCTTCGTGCGCCGCCATTTGTGCCGCGCCTTGGCGTTCTTCGGCCAGAAGTAAACGGTGAGCGAAGTGTCCCAGAAATACGTGAGCTTCACTTCGTATATCTTCCAATCTTCGTAGCCACCGGCATCGCGCACGACGACGAACGCGCTCAACCGCGTGTATTGAGTTGGATCGCGATGTTCCTCCACGACGCGGTGCAGCACTTCGCCGTGCCTGCGCAGTTCTTTGTCGAGCAACTCTGCGACGGCGTTGCGGCTGATCACAAGCGGGGTTTCACTCTTCTTCATCTGATCGTTCCTCTAGGTTAAAGAACTCGTTGAACAAGTTGGGTATGTTGATAGTCTCGAAACTACCAACGGTTAACTCCTGTCCGCGCTCGGCCATGATGCAAATGGCCGAGGCGAAGAACAGGTCCGGGTGATGCAGACCGTTGTCTTTGAACGCCTGCCGTGTACGTTCGAGGAGTACCTCATAGTCGTCCACGATCTGCACTTCGATGCGCTCGCCCCACGCTGCCAATATCAGCACGGCGGGGAGAGCTTCCTTGGGGACCTTCTCGGAAACGAGCTGGCCTCCTGCGGCCCAAGCCTTGCGCAATCCCTGCGCAAGCTTCTTGGACATGCCGTCGAGGAAACGGTCTGCAGTGTAGTTCATCTTAGCCTCCGCAGCGTTTCGAGAAACTCGGCCAGCAGTTCAAGTGCCTTCATCCTGGCCCGATCCTCTTGCGACACGCGACGCGGGCGGCGCTCGCCGTAGTTACGGTAGATCCAGAACTCCGATTCGCCGCACTGCGGACAGGCGTGCGCGGCGTCGTTGTTGAACACTTCCTCGCCATGCGCCCAGATCGTCTTGCACGACTGACAGCGATGGCTATGCTGACCCGGTTTCAGGCGCATATCACACCACCTTGGCGATCAGCCCATTCTCGAGGTCCACGAGGGCGAAGAACTCCCGGCCGCGCCCCGTGATGTGCGGGCGATTGGCGACGACAATCTTCTTGCCGTTTTCCGGGGGCGGGCGGTCCAGGCCGAAGCACTGGTACTGAAGACGCTGCCCGATGGCAGCCTTGAGGTCTTTCTTGGTATTGTAGCCGGTGACGACGATAGTCATTTTCAGTTCCTCTCGTATGTAATCAATGGTCATGTATCTAGTTCTTATTCTGCCAGCATGGCGATTGTGTCTTTGGCGTTGAACGCCGTGCTCCGTGCGCGCGCCATCTCGACTGCCTCCCATCTGTTGCGCGCATGCACGATACATTGCAGGCATGCGCTGCGCGAGCTGACGATGAACTTCTTCGAGATTTGCCGCCCCTCGGCAGCCATCTTGCTCGCGCGGTGTACGTTGCTCTTGATACGCCTTGTCATTGGTTCACTCCTGGTCCAGTTTGTCGAGGTCTTCTTGCACGCGGGCGATCACGCACTCGATGGGCGCGCGCCTGCTCATGCCGTAGTGCTGCCGCCACAGAGCGGCGACCGATCCGCGAGAATGTCTGAGCCCGCGCATCTCGAGCCTCAGCGCCTTGATAACAACGATCAGGCGATACGCCTTGATTGCCTTCGGGGTGTCGAATACTTGATTCATGCCCAGACCCTCGTTCTGACCCAACATACTGACGACGCCTGCGGCAGCGTCGTGTTCATCTCGCGCACCACGGGCGGCGTGCGTTCGAGGTACTTGTTGATCTCCTTCTTCCCTCCCTTTGTCTTCGGTGCCTTGGGCGCGACGAACCGAATCTTCTTGCGCGGGAGCGGTACGGGGACGAAGTGCCTGCACTTGCATCGTCTGCGCCGGTCGTGATCCATCCGCGCCGTACATCTTCCGTCGTGGTCGCACCCCATGTGCCCGCAGCGGCACAGATTGTGCGTCGTCTTCGTCCGCCGCGCGTACACCTTGCGGTTGCCAGTCCTCACCCCATGCCACATCGTTGATGTAATGTTCTTGTGCATTTGATCGTTCCTCGGTTAATGGGCCATCCGTGGCCCGGTAGATAGTTCAGAACTTTGCGACGACGCGGGCCAATCCGTGGAAGTACTGAGTCTTGCGCCCCGGCCGGACCACCGTGGTCAGCTCGAGAATCTTTTTCTTCGCAAGGCTTACCGACTTGAACACCTCATCCCTCGGCTTGTCGCCTTCCTTTTCCGGAAGGTAGCGGATCACATTCTCGCGTCGCAGGTATTTGACTTTCATATACTTGACCCTTTGTTGGTTTCATTAGGCCGCCCACGACCGGGCGGCACGCCTAGTATAACACAATGGCGCACGCGCGCCAATGCGCAGTTACAAGATCTTACGGCACGAAACCCGCGCCCCTACAGGCGTCGCAAGGGAGGCTTAACACTTTGTCCCATCCGCGTTGCCTCCTCATTTCGCCTGTTGACCCGCAGCGGTCGCACGCCGCGCCTAGCACCGCCAGCACGCGCGCGAGCCGCGCACGGGACGCTGAGCTATAGATGGCGGCGTGCGCCTCCGACAGCCGGGCGAACGCATCAGGATCGCCGCCCCTGTCGGGGTGAGCAGCCCGCGCCCGCGAACGCCACTGCGCCGCAACCTCCTCGTCCGTCGATTGCGCATGGCAGCCCATGAGTTCGTAGTAGCCGAATTCATTCCTCATTGCGGTTTCTCCCGCGGCTTGTACTTCACATGGATGCGGCGTTCGTCGTCGTACAGAAGACCGACCTTGCCGCTGTTGGCGATCTTGTCGGGGATAGATCGTATGACCCAGAGCCTGACCTGGCCGTCGGTTCTGGTCGGCACCGGCATTCCGTTGTACGCCTGCCGGAACCCCTGTCGCCGCAGTTCACGCGCCAGTCCATTCGCCGTGACTCTGGTGCGACCATCGGGGTCGTAGATGCGAAGCAGGTCCTCCACCCGCCACACCGCGTAGTTGATGGGAACGTCGCCGATGCGCAACACGCTGCCAGGATTCTCGGACAACGCGTGGACCCATGTCCCGATGTCGCTGCGTCCAAGCTCAAGCATGTTGTACTTGGCGACCGTGAACGGAGCAGGACCGCGCGGATCGAAGCCGGTGAGATCGACATGCAGCAGATGGTAGAACAACGCCGGCACGCCGGGGCCGAGGATATGTGGCCCGCCGATCCAATCTTCGTACTTGACGTAGAACTCGCGCGGCAGGGGATCGCCCAATACCTCGTGGATGAAGTAGCGCCGGTCTTTGTCCTGCAGAAAGATAGCGTCGGGCTGGTTGCTGGTGAAATACCAGTTGATACAATCGCGGATGGTGAAGGTTGGGATGTACTTGCGGTCAACGATTATTTCCTGCTGCGTAATCAAGCTCATGAGGTCGTTCGCAGCGCTCCGCCGGTCGTTGCCGGTAATTTCATCGCCCATGACGAACTGCTTGTTCTCGGCCCACTCATTATGGGCGGATTGCAGGTGCCGGTCCTTCACCTCGATGGAATTTTCCTTGCCGTAGATCTTGAACAATGAATACCCGACGAATGACTTGCCGGTGCCGTGGGCGCTACCCCAGACCAGGACCGCGCTGTACATCTTGAATCCGGGGTGCTGGATTGGATACGCGCACCATTGCTCGAACCACTTGCGCTCGGCGGGATGACCCTTGAACATATAGTCCAGAAGTTCGCGCCACGGTCCTATTTCTCCGCGCTTGGGTTCGCATCCCCATCCTGACCAAAGATTGTAACTTCCGTCAGTAATCTGGGGACTTCCAGGCTCGTACACAGTTCGAGCGACCTCAGCCCGATGCGGCCACTTGAGCCATTCGCGCGGCGCGGACTTTTCGACGAGACGAGTTTTCTCGCCCTTGGAATCAGATACTTGTTCATGATATATGCGTGTTGAAAACGCATGCTCGACGAAAGCACGTGGAGAAATGCGCTGGTTCGTATCAAATCGTATAAGCATTCCTGGATCACGGACATACACAACTTCCTCATTAAGAGTGTGTAGTTCCTTTGCCGCCGACCATTTGGAGGCGCGATCAAGAAGGTCTTCAAAAGCGCCGTTACCTCCCCGCGCGACGATGTAATCGTCCAGCCCCGTCTTCTTAACTTGCGGCAGACTTGGGACGCGGACGATGCGTGGATTAGCACCGAGACGTAAAAGCTCATGAGCAAGCGCGTTCTCGGCGACGATGACTTTAGGGTTGGTTGCGGCGTCGGAATCATAAGCTACGAAGACCTCCCGATCTTTCCAGACGAAGTTGTCGAACATCGGAAGCAAGTGCAGATTATGAACACCGGCACGGAAGCACCATACTCCGCCCAGACCGACCGTCGGATACTTGGTGAATGCCGTGGCACATGCGGATTTGAGCTCGCCCTCGGTAATGACGATGGGCTGCGAGGAGTTTTTCGCTACATCGTTCCACGATACCAACGGCGGAAGGTAGAGTTCGTTGATCGACTTGCCGGGCTGCGCGTAGCGCAACGGCTTCTCTTCAGTCTGCGTGGCGAAGGTGCCAACGCGCGTATCTTCAAGATACCGGTATCGCCAGAACTGCGTCGGCGAGCCTTTCAAGTCGAAGTACGGGATTATAAAACCGCCAGCCGCCACGGGGAGCCCCGGCGGTGAATGTTCCTTGTCTACCAATTTGAACTTCAGCCTCTTTGCGAGGCCGAGGTCAATGTTCGAGTATTCCAGTTTCTTACGGAATAGTTCAGCCAGACCTCCGTTTCCGGCAGGCCGATTAGTACTCATATTGACGACCCTTACAGTTGCGCCACCCCCATGCCCATTTTACTACTGCGATGCCTGGACGGGGTACTGGATTTGTTGCGGAGGGGCGGCTTGTTTGGCGGGAAGCTCGGGAGTCTTCGTACAGGCTCGCTCGATCCGGTTAAGAGTGTTGATCAACGACGTGGTAATCACGACATCGAAACTCTCTTGACGATACTCGCCCGCATAGAAACTCGCCGCCGTATCAGCGGCGAGCGCCAGAATGCCTAGCGAATACTTGACGATGTCTTTCATGGTGCCTTGCGGATAAGACTGCCGACCAGTCCTACCAGCCAGCCCGCGACGTGGAAGCCGATGCCGAAAAGAAAGCCGATGACTACAGTTTCAAAGTTCATGCCCATGATAACCTCCAGAAAAGGGGCCGTCCTTGGCCCGCCGTGACGCTATGCGGTGTAGAGATACGAACCGCGGTTGATGTCGCTGATCATCTGCCCGTAGAACGCCTCGCGCGCCGTTCCGTCCCCTGCGCGATACCCGCGCCAAGACAGCTTGCCGTTCTCGTCGTAGTTGTCATTGGGCAGCGCTCCGACGCCAGGAGCGACGCGGTAGCCAGCCGCCGCCTTTTCCGATGCAGTGTATCCGGTCATCGTCAGATTGGCGTCGCCGGACTGCAACATGCGCGAACAGGTGCAGGCGTAGTTCAGCGCTTCTACGTCGGCCTCGGGCAGATCGGCGAACTTCTCCGGGGTGGACTGGATCTGGATAAGACGCAGCGAGTTCTCCGCCCACCCGCGCGCCGACTTGCCGTAGTCGGCCTTATCCCAGCCGTCGTAGGTCAGCGCAAAGTGGATCATGTCTTCGAGATCGCAGAGCATCACCGCTGCGGTGCCGGCGCGGGGCTGCGTCAGTACTCCTTTCGGATTGCCGGTTGGAGTTGGAAAAACAAATGGAACATCGCTCAGTGCTGGTAGTATCTTGCTCATAATTCCTCCGGGGTCGGTAAGTTGAGTACTGCGACGGGACCCTTGCGTCACAGCGCTTCCTGGAACGTCGGGTTCCAGGTGTAACGGGTAGTGCTGTCGAGCGAGAGCTTGCCGGCGCTGGTCATCCTTGCTACCATCCACGACGCCTGCATCATCGTCGTATCGACCTTGAATCCATTCGTCAAGCCAGTTGTGATACCGGCAAAGCCCTGACTGGGGACGTCGCACACGGCGCACTTGCGCGCGACGACGAGCTGAGCACGCAGAGTTTGCAAGTCGATGACGCTGCCCGAACCGTCGGGGAGAGCAGACTGTCCCTTGCCCTCGCCCTGCGCCACGGTAAAGCGCCCCATCGTCTGCGACATCTCGCGCCACGGCTTGCGCATGAGCTGATACAGTTGCTGTCCGTTGCTGCGATTGTACTGACTGATGTCCAGAAGGTCGTCGGCGATTGCCGATTCCACCAGCGACGGCAGGTAGATCGCCTTGCCGACGAAAAACTCACCGATGCCGATGGCGGACGCGGCGGGGAGCGATGCCGAGCCGTTCACGTCGTTGTAGATGGTAATCCAGTTCGTCGCGCCGCTTATCGTCAGGCCACCAATGGCCCACGCTCCAAGCTCGCCACGATCATTGGGCGCAAGACGCTGCGTGATCGACGGCGTGACACCATTGCCGCCAAACACGATCTTGGTGCCTGCTGGCAGTCCTTGAACATTGGCGATGCCGATGACGCCCCAATAGGGGACGGCGTCCAGCACGCTGGTCAACGTCACGGCCAGCCGCGTGTAAACGCTGATACTCTGCGTGCCGCCCGTCATGGTGAGACTCGTCACGGTGCCGGTGCGCGCGTCGTCCATCAGCATGCCGCCGTCGCTGGTCAGGAATGCAGGCGCGGGCGTCTGGCTTCCGCTGAGCACGATGGCGGCAGGGCTGGCGGCGTAGTAGTCGCTGTATCCGATTATCATATCATCACCTTCAATGTAATTTGATTCGCAAACGGGTAGATACGCCAGCCGACGATCACGCCGTATGCCCCGTTGAACCAGACCCCGCCTATCGGGGTCGGGTACGTGAACTTGATGATATCGCCGTATTGCAGATCGGTGACTGCGGCGAACGTCGTCACGCCCACGCTAGCGGGATCGTCGTAGAATGCCGTGAACTCTACGAACGTGCGCTTGCCGGTCGTGCTGGTGCCGTCGCTGTAAATCTGCGGACGGAATATGCCGATGATACGGTCGATCTCGACTTGTGCATCTTCCGGATTGTCGAACAGCGAATCGAACACCGGCGCGCTCACGGCATTCACGTACTGCCCTGCGGGGAAGTATGCCGCCGTGCGCCAGTATTGGGACGTCCGCATGTACATCATCTTGAGCGATTGCGGCACCAGCACCTGATCGGTGATAAAGTCGCTGGCGCTGAACGGCGACGGATTACGCCGCGAGCCAATCAGCGTAGTCAAGTTCTGCGCCTGGTCCACGGACACGACGATCGGACGCTTGACGTTGGTCTTGTCGAAGTCAGCCTTGATCGTCCTGGTCACGCCGAACGGCTTGGGGTCGCTGGGATCGACCAGACGGCGGAAGCGTAGCGTCCCCGTATTGTCGGTGAACACGGTGAAGCAACGCATGTCGAGCGCAGGGCGGATGCAGTCGTTCAGGATGTTCGGCGGCGAATCGAAGCTGATGCCCCACGGCAGCACCGTTCCTGCCGCGTAGGGGACGCCACCGATGGTGATGGGCAGATCGCGCAGCGTGACGTTCGCCGCCTCGGTCGCGTTGAACAGACTCGCCTGCTCGTTGCCGCGGACGACGAGAATTTCGTTGAGGTAATTGGCGAACGGAATACCCTGCTGCGGGAACGTGGTGAACTGCCCCAACTGCTCCAGAATAATGTTGTAGATCAACGCCTGCCACGTTCCGGTCGGCTGCCCGGCGGTCTGCGCATACGTCGTGAGCATGATATACAGCTTGCGGTCAGCCCCGACGGGGACCGTGAACTCAAAGACGTAGTTGTGCGGAGACATGTAGTTGCCGGAGTAGTGCAACGGCTGGAGCGGATAACCCGAACCGGCGATGATGTCCCCCGTCTTGGGGTTGCCAGTCATGGTAGAAAGCAACGCCGTGGTGACGACGATGCCGCCCGACTGCCATTGATCCTGCGTCACGGGGCCGGTCACGCCGTTCAGCGTGAAGTACAGACGATAAGTCATCCCTGCTTTCAGCACGGCGGTCGTCGTGGCGAGACACGCGCCATCGTTCGAGCCAACCTGACACAAGAGCTGACTGGTGAGGCCCATGACGGTCGCGCCGCTGCCGCCGTAGTTCGCCGCTCCCTTGGTGATCGTCCCGACCTTGCCCGACGCGCTCGGATCGTTGAACGTAAACGCCCATCCCGGCGGAACGAGTGGACTGCCAGCCCACGTACCGTTGAACTTGCCGTTGCCTCCCAGCACGTCCGCTACACCAGTAACGGGAGTCTGTGTACCGTAGCTGGAACAATCAACCGTGAGCTTGCCGACCGGCATCACATTCAGCTGGATGCCGCTGTTGCTCACCGCCGCGTTGTACTGCGGTGGACTGGAGTTAGGATCGAGTACCGCTGCCATGTCGGCGACCTTGGTGACGTTAGAAATCACCGAGTCGTGCATGAGGAATATGCGGTTCGGCTGATCGATCAACTGCGGCACCCGGTTGCGGACCGAGCCGAACGTGAGCGGTACCATCTGGTTCGCCGCGCTCTGGTCTACGAACGGCGGATTGTAGAGCGACGGCAGCACCTTGTCCAGCCGCGCCAGCACGTCTTTCACCGTAACGTTCAGTATATCCTCGTTGCTGCTGTCCACGCTGTCGATCAAGAATGTGCCAAGCGTCGGCGCGCTGAGTATCGCCGTGCCGGTCAGCAACGAACCGGCGGGGACGGACTTCAGAACGATAATACTGTCGCGCACGTCGCCAGTCAGCAATGCGTTGAAGTATCCATCGTAGTTGTCAAGCTGAAGCTGGCCGTATCCCGCAGGCTGAACGGTCGTGTCGCCGTCGGGCCAGACCTTGGGCTGGCGGTCGATGTAAAACTGCTCGGGGACGAGTATACGCGGACGGAACTGAGCATTCGCCGGTGTGTCTGCCGCCGACGACGTGATGCCCTCGTCGATGATGCTAAGATAGAATGTGCTCTGCCCGCCGCTTATCACCTCCGAAAAGCCGGCAATGACAATGGGCGTCGCTACCGTGGCGACGTTCGCCATCAGCGATGTATAGTTCAAGCGACGCTGGCCGAAGTTGAGGTAAGCGGATACATCACCCGGAGTGGCGCTGCCGATGCTGACCGCAGGCACCCAGAACTTGCCTGTGGGGAGCGTCGCCTGTCCAAGATAATTGCCATCGACGCTCCACGAGACGAACGGCGCGCTTGGATCGTTGTACAGCAGCACAGAAATGACCGATCGTTCGGCAACGATCTGCGGAAACGCCGAGCCGACCAGAGCATTGTTGTTGTAGATGCCGCTGGCGTTCGCGCCGGTGCAGATATTCAGGCCGAAGGACGTCGTCTGTTCGCCGACCATCTTGCTGGTCAGGCTGTCCGGGGTCGCCACGCCCACGCTGCACAGATTCACCAACCCCGCGCTCGGACGCGAGTTGCTCCAGAACTGGCACTCGAATCCAATGTGGCCGCTGCCTAGCGCGAGCGTTCCGAAGCACGCGCGATGAATGTCGAGCGCCGCGCCATTCAACGGAGCTGTCGTGACGACCAGACCGCCCTGCTGTACTGAGAGGTTAGCATCGCAGCGGTTCGGGTCGAGAACAGAGTAGATTACGCTCATCGTGATAACCCTTAGACGTTCTGGCAAGACGACATGAAGAAGTAGTTTGTGCCGTCAAAGAAGAATTCCAGCACTGAAGTCTTGGCGAGCGTAACTGTTACCGGGGGAGCGCCCTTGACCGTGGCGGGCCACGTGATTGTCGGGGTCGTACCGCTCGCCGGAGCAATAAGTTTCAACATCAAGATGCACGGATTGGGCGGAGACGTGAATGTGAACGTCGTGTTCACCGCAGTTACCAGCGTCACCGTCTGCACGAACCCCGCCGGCCAATTGACCGTGGTCGCCGCCGTGCTGGCGGTCTGCGATGTATTGACACAACCGAACGTCTGCGATTGCAGTTCGCCCTTGACATTGAGCAAGCCGTTCTGCGTGCCCGCACCGCCCGCGCCGATCCAGATCGTCGGCCCCGTCAGGCTGATGCCCATGATATTCTGAACAAAGCCGTTGGCTGTCGTGCGCTTCTGGAATGTCAACGTTCCTGCTGCGTCGTAGGCGTTGGTGAAATTCAACGACAATGCGCTGGTGGGGGAGCCATTGCCGTTGCGAAACAGGATGCGCGTATCCGCCGTCGTGCCGCCATCCAGCAGCACGCCGCCGCCCACGGTGCTGTTCCATTCCCACAGCGTTCCATTCGGTCCATAGAACTGCCCTAGAACCGCATGCGTCGCATCACCGAACTGCGCGATGGTCGGAGTAATGCGTGCGATATAGGTGAAGGTTACGCCATCAGGAGTATCGAAGAAGTAGAAACCGCCCGCGCCCGCACTATGATAATTGACGAAATCGGTTTCCGCCGTGCCCGCAATTCGATTCCAGCCGAAATATGATCCATTGCCCTGCGCTGCGACCGTTGCGTCAGCCCACCCATTCGCCGCCTTGAGCATGTTGCCAGCGATCAGAGTTCCCGCCGCGCCAGCCACGGTGAAGTTCGCCGTGCCGCTGCTCGCCGCCGCGAACGTAAAGCCATTGTTGAACGCCTTGACGCCGGCGAACGTCTGCGCCACGATGCTCACTGCGCCTGGAAAGGAAACGCTGGCCGCTTCAAGATTCAGCACCTGCCCGACCAGCGTCATGCCGTTCGCATTGGGGGAACTGCCCAACGCGGCAAGACTCACGTTGCCGGTATTCGTGCCGGACAGGTTCGATCCAGTCACTGCGCCGGTCGCGGCAACGGCACCAGCGAACGTCGCGTTCAGCGTGTTCGCCGTGATTCCCAGGACCACGTTTCCCGTACGATTCATCAACGAAACGTCGTTCGTCGTCCCAAACCCGTAGATGGTCGCGCCGGTGGCCGCGCCGCAATACAGCGATGACCACGCGCCCGCCAGTGCGCCGGGGAACGCCACCGCCGCCGTGTTGCTGAAAACGTTGGTCGTGTTCAGGTTGCCAGTGACCAGCGAGCCGCCCGTGACGTTGAATCCTCCCGCGTTTATCGTCAGGCCACCCGCCGTTATCGTGACATTCGCATTCGACTGAATACCGTTGGCGAACGTCTTCATACCCGCGAAAGTCTGCGCCACGGTTGAGACGCCGCCGGGGAAGCTCGTGCTGGCCGGTTGCAGCGTGAGCATGCTGCCGGACGTACTGGCGCCAGCCGCGTTCGGAGAAGTGCCGAACGATCCGATAGAATTGAAATAGCCCTGCGTCCCGGGCCATGCCGGATCGCCATCGACCGTCGCCGTCAGCGAATCTGACGTGACATTGAACGCCGCACCGAAGTTCTGCGTCTGCGGCCCTTGCAGGCCGACCCCGGACGTTGAATCCTGCATCTGTATCGCCGTGTTTGGCCCGACGACATAGAGGCCGACGCCGGGAGCATGGACCACTGCCCCGCACGCATCTACGACATCATATTGTATGCCAGCCTGCGGCACCAGCGGCACCAGCCGATCTGGCTTGCCATACGCCACGCCGGCATTCGTTATTTTGATCCAATCCATGCCGTTCGCCACGCTGCTGCTTATGCGCGAAAGATTGGTGATGCGGAACGGTGGCACTCCCGTATTCGCGATGACGCCAAAGGCCAGATTCGCGGTATTGTAACCCTGACCGATCGGGTAGCCGTAGATCGAAGCAATGAGATTGGGGTAGTTCGTTCCCAGCGTCACCGGAACAGAAGTGCTGATGGTGTTGGTCCAGGTCAGCGGGGAAGCGACCAGCATGTAGAACGGCAGATCGATGACGTCGCCCGACGCATCTGTGCCGCGCAGGGTGAACGTGTATCCAAGACCGCCCGTGCTGCCTGGACCGCCGCCGCTGTTCGCCGCAAGCGTACCGGCAAGAACGCCGGTGTTCGCTGTACTGGTCAGCGTGATGCCACCGGGAAGCGCGCCATTCAACAGTGTCCAGGTCAACGACGTAGTGAAGCCACTGGCGGCGACGGCGTAGCTGTACGCGCATCCTTCCTCCATCGGCAGAAGAGTCGCGGCGGTCGCCGTCATCTTCGACACAACGTTGATGGTAAAGACCATCGTATAGGTCGCGGGCGTCGGCGTGGCGCTGTCCGTCACTGTGGCGATTACTGAAACCAGACCGACCGCCGTCGGGGTGCCATTCAATACGCCGGTCGAAGATGTGATGGTCAACCACGCAGGCGGACTGGTCAGCGAATAGGTGTACGGACCCGTGCCGCCGCGCCCGATCAGCGATCCAATGATGGGCGAACCTTTCCGCACCGGCAACGTGATGTTCGTTTCGAGACGGAGATTACTCGCCCCCGCTGCGGGGGATACCGTCAGCGCGAGATTACGACGTACAAGCATGACTATCTCCCGCGGATGTTACGATTGACGTTCGTGACCGGCATCAACGCCCGTGCCGTGGCAGTGCCGATGGCGGTGGCGTCATCATCGCTGATGGCACGCGCCGTCCGCATTCCAGGCTTGCCGCTGGTAGACGGCGTTCCACCGTCGCTGCTCGGCATGATACTCTTGATGGCAGCAGCGATCTGCGGAGGCAGCGCAGTGATGGCGTTGACGATGTCGGTCGTGTTCTGGTCGGCGCTATTGGTCTGCTTTTCCAGATTCTCGAGGTATGCCTTGAGCTCGGCATCAGACTTGAGGCCCAGTCCCTTTTCCAGCGCCGCCGTGTTGATTTTCATGTCGGACAGTACGGTCATCACATCCTTGCCGCTCGCTCCTGCGATGTCGGCGACGTTGTGCGCCAGATTCTGGAAGCTGGCCGCAGTCTGCGCTGCCGCCGCCGAATCGCGGTTCGTGATCAGCTGCAACAGATTATTCTTGTCGTCAGGCGACATCTTGTTCCACTGCGCCTGCGTCAGTCCGGTGCCGATCCACTGCTGCATGGTATCGGTCCAATCTTTCGGCATCGTCTTGTCTGCTGCCGCGCCGCCGGTAGTGTCGCCGCCGATGGTCTTGGTATAGATGCCGCCAGCCAGTTTTCCAGCGCCGCCGCCCTTGGAGGGGTCGCTGTACTGCATGACTTCGTTGAACAGCTGAACGTAGGCCTCAGACGAAGCGTACAGACGCTGACCAATCTGCAATACCTGCTCGCGCGTCGCGCCGGTGCCCTGTTGCAGACTCGTGAGCGCGTACTGCAACTTCTGCTGGTCGTTGAGCGTCGAAAGCGAGCCGAGCATCAGGTTGATGCTGTCGGTCGCAATCTTCGCTACCGTCTGCATCGTCGCACCATACTGCCCGGTGGCGATGTTCACCGTGCGTGCGGAAGTCGCCACGGTGTCATTGGTCGTGGTCGCCTGCTGCGCAGACTTGATTATGGCGTCAATCGAATCGTTCATCTGCTGCAACGTGCCGACGTTCGTCACTTTGAGACTGAACGCCAGTTGCTGAGCAGAATCTTCCAGTTGCAGTAGAGCTGCCGCCGCCTGCGCCGCAGCGTATTCGTGGATATGCGCCAGATCTTCTTCGGATGCACCCTGCGCGCCCGCCGCCTTCGCCAGCGCATTCGCCTGCGCGATGTTGGCGATCATCTGTTGGTTGATCTGTCCTAGCGCCGCCTGGAAGTTGGTCGTGTACTGCGTGGGCGGAATGAACTGCCCGACGAACTGATTGTACGCAGCCTGAGCCTTCGCCAGACGGTCGTAGGTCTGCGTCAACGATTCGCCAGCCTGCTGATTCGCCTCGACGAACTTCATGACGTCCTGGACGGTCTGGGTCGCCCCAAGCGCCATGAACTTCATGCCATTCTGCAGATTGGCGACCGCCGTTGCCGTTGCCGTGGCGAAGTCTTGGACCGCGGCCCAATACTTGTCTGCGTCAGCCTTGAAGCCAGAAACGAACTTGCTCGCTCCCAGACCCATCTTGTCGAGGACTTCGAGGAACGAACCAGCCTGGATGCGCTCGGCGAACTGCTGCTGAGTCTCGCCCTTGAACGTCTCGCCGCCGACGACACTGGTCATCGTCTGCTTGCCAGCCTTGTCCGTCGCAATCTTGAATGTACCTGCCACGACCTCCGCCGCCTGCCCGCCCACCGCAGTAGCGAAGTCTTGAACATTCTTGAGAATGGCCTGATACATCTGGTCCGCGGCGGCGTTCTGCTCCTCGGTACCAGCCTGCGAGACAGTCTTGTACGACGTGCCGCCAAACAGTGCTTTCTTCTTCGATTCGGTGATGTAGTCCTGAACGCTGCCGCCTCCGGGGCCAATCGAGATGTCGGCCTCTGTCGCGCCGGTGGGCGCGTACTTGGTGCCGAACAGTCCACCGCCGGTCATCGAATTGATGAGCGCCGCCGCGCCCGCGATCCAACCGATGACGGGGACGAAGTACGCCGCCACGCCAAGACCGACGCCACCGATGATACCGCCTGCCTTGCCGCCGATGGCAGAGCCAAGTTCATAGCCACCGAAGACGCCGCCGAGGACACTGCCGATCGCTCCGGCCCAAGAACCGCTCGCGCCGGACATCATGCTGTCCATGCTGCTGTTCAAAAAGCCGGTCGTGAATGTTTCACCGGCAGCTTGTCCTGCTCCAGTCGCCCAATTCGTCAGCGCGTAACCGCCGCCCTCGATGCCGGTCTGTCCTGCGGCCAGAACGCCAGCCCCACCGAGATCGGTGCCGCCGAACAGGAACGTGCCAAGACCGCCGAGTCCAGAACCGCCAAGCAGATTGCTGATGCCACCGCCAAGATTGGATACGCCGCCAATTCCGCCACCGCCAGCTCCGCCGCCACCGCCCATCATGTAAGACTGCGCCGCCTGCATGCCAAGTGTCATGGGATTGACGCCGCCCGCGCCTCCGTAGGGGGCGGCACTAAATCCCAGGCTCGACATGAGCGGCCCAAGGAATTGCAGCTCCAGGGCCGTCGCAATCATCTGCGAGATGGTGTGCTGGAAGTCCGACAACATCGTCTTCCAGAAGTCCTTCATTGTCTTGACCTGCCCTGTCAGCAGGTCGCCGATCTCACTGAACACCGACTTGAATCCGCCGGCGATCTCATTTTCAAAGTCCTGCATTCCTTTCTTGGCAAAATCGACTGCCTCTTTCCAATCGTACCAAGACTTCGCGCTCGTCGCCACGCCCTCGCGCACTTCGTCAAGAGTTTGCTTCATTTGGACGCCGGCTTCCTGAGCAGCAATGTACTTCTTGGTCGCCTCGTCAACCGCCGCCGCGATGAACTTTTCTTCCTTGGTGAATGCTTCCTGCTTGGCCGAGTCGCCAAGCATCTTCTGGTATTCGCCCAGAACATCGGCGCGCCTAGCAAGCGCCTCCTGACTCTTTTCCATTTCGGCGCGCGCCGCAGCCTCGCCACGGCGAAATTCTTCGGCAGCGGCAGCAGCGTCCCCATGCGCCTTGATGTACGCCTGCATCTTGCTGACGAGTTCGTTGATCGACTTCTGGTACTCGTCCCATATCTTGAGCTGCGGGTTCGACTTTTCTTCGAGCGACAGCACCGCGTCTTCAAGATTACGATACGCCTGCGCCACGTCGGCGACGGTCTTGGGGTGTTCCTTGAACTTCGTCTCGATATTCTCGATAAGGTGAATATAGTCGGTCAAGGCATTCTTGCCACCGGCGAAGAAGTTGACGACCGATTCCAAGCCATGCTGGAATCCCTGAAATGGATTTGCCGCCGCTGCCGCCAGCCAGCCCTGTACCATCGTCATGTATGCGATGGTCGCCTTCTGTATCGCCTCGGTCATCTTATCGACCTTGGGGGCGAACTCTTGCGCCATCTTGTTGGCGGTCGCTTCCGCCGCGATGCCGGCGTCCTGCAACGCCTGAAGATGTGCTTTCTCGGCGGCGACGGCCTTTTCAGTAGACGAGGTATCAGCTTCCTCCATGCGCAGCATGTTCAGTTTGCCGCGCAGAAGCTCGACGTTATCGGCGAACTTCTGGAGTATTGGCCCGCCCGCGACGAAACTCAGCGCCTTGAGCTCGACCTCAGCTTCTTGAAGCTCAGCAGTCATCTTCGCTATGCGCGCAGGGAGCGACTCGTCGAACGAATTCTTCATGGCATTCCATTGCACGTTCCAGTAATCGAAGAACCCGCGCCATGCGGCGACGAGTCTCGGCACATGCTCTTCCTGAGCTGCCAACGCATTGGCTCCTGCGTCGGCAAACGCCTTCTGCGCTTCCGCCGCCGCTCCGGCAGCGTCGCCCATCTTCTGCATGGCGACGATGACTTCGTACTCCGCCATCGTCAAGTAGTGGAATTGCTCGTTGAGCTTTTGCGACTGCTTGACGGGGTCGTCGCCGAGCTTGTTGAACTCAGCAACAACGGTCTTCACGCTTTCGCCGGTAAGCTCGGCCCATGCCGCAGCGCCGCGCGCAACTTCATCGAAGTTTTCAGTCAGCACCTTGCCGGACTGCGCCAGCGCCAGCACTGCATCACGAGCCTCGCCGAAGTTATGGATTTCCCCGCCGATGTCAGCAGCAAGCTCGCGCAGATCAGTGGCAGTCTTTCCAGCGATTCCGCCGGTCGCCAAGATCGCCTTGTTGTACTCATCGATCTCCTTTCCACCTTCAAACACGGCGACGCCGACCGCCGCGAGCGCCGCTCCTACGGCAAGGATAGGCGCACCAAGAGAGACCAATCCCGAAGCCAAGTCTTTGAGATAACCGGTGCTGTTGCCGAGCGCGGCGATGCTGCGCTGCATCCGGGCGAAGTTGCCGGACAGCATCTCGCTAATAAGGACGCCTACTTCGTAGGCCGTGCGAGAACTGACGGCAACCTCGGTGTTCGCCGCCGCAAGTTCCTTCAATGCCAACGCACTCTGCTTGTTGACAGCAGTCAGCGCTTCTTGAATACGCGCCTGATTGGCGGCAGCGTTTGCCTCGACCGCCGCCGCGATGGCTGCCTCTTCCGCGGCTTTCTTTTTCAGCGCCTCGGCAGCGGCGTACTCCTCGGCTTCTTTCGCCTTCGCCGCGCGCAGAGCATCGCTGGCCGCTATCTGCGCATTGAATGCTTCCCTACCGCCCGCTGCCGCGACCTGCTCCGCTTCGAGAATGGCGCGCTGAGATTGAACGATGCTTTTCGAGCTATCCTGCCACGCCGCAGCTTCCTGGACGACCTTGGCTATGCGCTCGTCGGTCGCAGCGTTCTCCTCAGTCCGCGCCGCAGCAAGAGCTTGAGATGCTGCGGCGAGAGTCCTGTCGGCATCGACCAGCTTTTCCTTGTACGCAACCTCAAGCTCTATCGCCTCGTCAACCTGCTCCATCGACGAAAGCTCGACGTATTTCAAGATTTCAAGTTGCGCCTTGGCATCGTTGATGCTGCGCTGCGCCGTCGCAGCAATCTTTTCTAGATTACCAACGATGCTCAGTCCAGTCGTTTGCGAAGAAGCGGCAGCCGCATTCATTCCGTCGATGAATGGCTGCGGATTAGCAGTGATTGTAACGTTTACGTCGGACACGGCAGTACTCCGTCCTCTAAAGCCGCCTCAAGAATCTCCTGCGGCGTTATCTGATCATTAGCCATGCGCAAATAGTACAGTACCTCCACCATGTCCTTCATAGTCATCCTGCCCTCAAGCTCAGAGGGCAGGACGTAGAATACCTCGACAGCCAGTTGGACTAGGAGCTTGCGGCTGGCGTCGCGTCGGAGTTTTTTTCCACTTCCTTCGCCGCGGCGACGGTCGTCACATTGACGCGATTGCCCGCCGCAGCGAACGCATCGACCATGCCTCCCGGCCATTCGTTGACGGAATCGAAGTCGTAGACGGGCTGAAGTGTATCATCGTCCACAAGAGTAGCGGCGACGAACCGGGCGTTGTTTCCGGCGAACAGCCCGCGATCAAATTCGCCCTTGTTATTGAGCGAGTTGAGTCGGAGCCCATCGAGCTCCTTGTAGTTCAAGCGACGGAAAGTGAATTCGCCGTATTCGACGTACTCCGGATTCGGTTTTTCCACCCCGTTGCTCTTGATAGTTTTCTCGCCACTGAACACCAGCTCCCTTTTCGTCGGGGGACCAGCTCTGGCGATAAGATCTGCAATGCGATTCTGAAGCGTGGATAGCATAACCCAAAACCTCCTTTAGCTGACCGAGAAGCGGCTCCTAAGGTAGGGTCAGCCCTATAGGTGGAACGCACCGCTTCTCGGCAGCATCCGTTAGATGGACCCTAGAAGTAGACACCCTTGTTCTGGTTGTACACGCACATCTGGATCGCGCCCGATGCCTGCGCGCTGAACTTCGCCATGATGACGTTGCTCACCGCTGCGCTGAAGCTGAACTCGTTGACGAAACCGGTCCAGAGGAAGCCAGACCTGGCCCACTTCTGGTTCGGCGACACGCCGCTGACAGGCGGCTGAAGATTACCACCGACCACGGTCGGGGGACCGCCGGTGCCGTCCGCCGCGCCATAGAAGAACTGCGTGGTGGCATTCTGGCCGAGCTTGAGCAACTTGTTCAGCAACTGATGCGCCGTCGAGTTGAAGTCCAGAATGACATTGCCGTTCGGCTTGCCAGGGTCGATCAAACCGCCCGCGTACTCATCGAATCCCGGCGAATCGAAGTTGGACAGCTTGATGCTGGCCTTCTGTCCACCGAGACCCTGGAATCCCTGCAACGCCGCGACCACTACGGCGACCGCAACCGTGACTGTCGTGTTCATCACGTAAAGTTGAGTACCCTGCGTGACGAAGTAATTGGTACCTGCCATGACACAACCTCCAAAGCGTTAGGTAGACGCAGGGTCACTCACGGCATCCTGCCGCGCAGACCGGCGCGCCTTTGCCGGTTTGCTTTGATACTTCGCCAACGCCTCCGATAGCGTAGCTTTCCGAAAACAGCGTAGAGCTGTCACTTCGGTGCAATTCGTGACCCTGACTCCTTGCGCCGCTATGCGTGCCGCAAGCGGACCCATTTCTTCGATCATCACCGGCCAGTCGCTCGGCGGAGCATTGAACCCCGTCGGATGACCACCGAAGTAATGACCGTCGCCTGCCGCTCCATACTCGAAGCCGAGAAGGATTATGTCCGTATAGCCCTCGTTGACCAGGAAGCACAAGATATGATGACCACTGCTGGTGCCTGTTACCTTTCCTTTTGCGGGGAGACCGATCTTCACATAGTCGGGGACATGCTCGACCCATTCCAGGCCATCCGTGCCGTACACGCCCGCCGTCGATGCTTCTGCCGTGATCCTGCGACCCTTGAAACCGAGCTTGTTCATTTCGTCCCAGTGATGCTCCCACCAGCGACCGTCGCCAGAGTAGCAATACTCGGCATCCAGCGCGTACTCGTAGACGTTCGAAATGACCGCGATGGGTATGCCAGCCTCGCGCACGGCGTCTACATGTTCTTTCAGCAGCGTGCGCCCCGGTGCGATGACAGCGATGACCTTAGACATAGTATTTCTCGTCCTCTCCGACCCATTTACGGAGCACCTTGCCGCCTTCGTCGGTAAGACCAAAATCTGGATGGTGCCCCACGCCGATGCCGGGACGGCCCGGCAGACCCTTGATTCCAACCACGTCGTCGCCCTTGAATAGCAGACTGCCATTGTAAACCTGCCACAAGGGAATGTCGATGAATTGTTCGCCACTCGTCCGGCACAGAGTCTCAAAGCACATTGTCGCTCCATCGCGCATGGCGGTGGAGCACAGACTGGCGTGCGCGCCATTGCTGAACTCGTACCAGTGATGAGTATTCACGTTGTAGTATTTCGCCGGTGCCTCGCCGACCAGCTTGGCAGATTTCAACTTTTCCGCGACCACAGACAGCCAGCGGGGCGAATACCAGTCGTCGTCCTCGATGATTGCCAGCGGCTCGGCCATGTCAACCTGGAGCAAGCCGATCGACAGATTGCGAATCTGCGTATTCTGCCCCGGCTCCCACAGCGGATTGGGGCGAATCCACACGACTTTCCAATCATCGTGCAGTTCCTCGATGCTGCTCTGGATCAGACCATCGTCTACAATGATCCAGGTCACTGGACCCTTGTAGTCCTGCCGCGCCATCCAGCGTTGGCAATGCCTGAACGCCGTCGGGCGCATGCCCGTGACTGTGAGTACTTGCATCATGCCAACACCTGTAGATGTATGCGCGCGACCGACTTGGTATCCAGCAGACCCTCGAAGTACTCCACTGGCCCGTTGAGCGACACGTCCACCGTTATGCCATTGACCTGAATGCGTATCGACGTCCCCTCGCGGGGGAACACCGAGAGCAGCGCATCCACGAGAGCGTTGAGCCCCGGCGTCGTGGGCGTCGTCATGTCTGGTGTATAGTTGTATACGTACCAGTCCATCGTGTAAGCGAAGATGTCGAGACCGGCCAGCGTGTTCTCCTTGCTGAACGCCGTCAACTGGTGCTGGTATACACCGGGCATCTGCGACGGATCGACTTCCTCGACCAGCACCAGACGCCTGCTCACGGTCTTGAAAAGACCTGGATTCGCGTTCGCCAGTTGCGTGAGCATGGCGAACGTCGCCGCGTACACTTGCTCTGTCGATTGCATTAGAAGTTCCTCAGCATGGCATCGTCAAGCCGCATCAGTATCTCGTCGTAGTTTTCCTGTATCGCCTTGCGGATATAGGAACGTTCGGGCAAGATTACCTGATACGCCTTGCGATGCTTCGTGAAAACCAGATCGCCTGTTCTTGGGTTGATGAATTTCATTATTCTGCCGAAGTATTCCGGTATGCTGATCAGCGCACCATACTCCTGCGCCGCGCCATATGGAACGCCCTCGGTGCCAAGCGTCAATCGAATCAGCCGCGCCGATTCCGTGACATGCGAAACAATGTGCTCCTCCAGGTACGGTCTGCGCTTCTTGAACGTCGTCTGCGCGATATTCCTCGCCGCGCCGACCAGCATGTCGCCGGCCAAGCTCATTTCTCGAGACACAAGTTCCGTGCTGACGCTGCTGCGTTTCCAGAACTTCAGTGCTAGCTCTTCAAAGTCCATTACGCTGGCAGCAACGGCAGCAGATTGGTGTAGTAGTCAAGCACGCACTTGGTCTTGTCCGGCATGCCGAGTTGCGCTCCGCCGCCCGTGCCGCTGACTCCTCCAGTCGTGAGCGTTTCGCCCGCAATGGTGCGCGACAGCGCGCCGACCGTGTTCTTCGTCTTGAAGTTGTACTGACACATGAGCATGATTGCTTCCTGCAGGTCGTACGGAATCGTCGTGAATCCCGCGGTGTACGTGATCGCGACGTTCTGGTAATCCATGCGGAAACAGTAGCATCCGCGCAGAATGACACGCTGACTGTCGAACGTATAACCCGCCCCGTTGACCTGAGATGCCAGCGGGACGCTGTCATCGTCGATGACAACCGAATCGACCGACGACGCCGGATAGTTCCGCAGCATCAGCGTTCGCCCACCGGGGCCATCGTAGATTTCATTGGTGTAGCTGGTCTCGTGGAACGTGCGCGAACAATACGTCTCGGCGAATGTCGAGGCTGCCGTGATCATATCCTGCAGCACGGCGTCCGAGTTCGTGTCGGTAATGCCCATGTACTCCTTGAGCTGTGCAAGCGTGATAAGATCAACGGCAGCCATGACACCCTCCTACCTTCTCTTGGCCGGACGCAGGTGCGGCGGAAGGCGCGAACCGCCTTCTTCCTTGCCATCGTCTTCCTCTTCGTCTCCTTCCTCGCCCTTCTTGCTTTCCTTGTCCTGTCGGACCATCACCGTGAAACCCAGAGTCTGGAAGGTCTCAACCTCGTCTTCGGGAACTTCGACGACTCCGTCGAGTACTTCATAGACCTTGGACTTGTTGTGGACATGCGTCTGTCCAGCGTGTGCCTTCATCTTTACCATGACTATCTCCTGTTGGGTAGAAAAGAGAGCGGCATGACCCGAGGAACTACTAAATCATGCCGCCCAAGTCGCCTTCACCCGCAACAACATCAACCCTTGCCGACGTTGCGAATCACCGCAAACGCAGGCGGGAAATAGTTCTGCAGGACTTCGTCGGAATAGACGCCGTACTCGTACTTGCGCGTACGGAGCGGCCATTCCAGCTGGTAGTAGTCGCGCCGCGTCTTGACCTGGATGACGTTGGCGACGTTGTTGAGCTTGTACGGCAAGCTCTTGCTCGTGAACAGAATCGTACCGGCAGGCATGAACGGGTGGATACGAATCGGGATTTCCTTGCCCTGTCCGTACTCCGCTCCCTGCCCGACGACGCCGAACTTGTTGAGGTAAGACAGGGCCAGCGTGCCGCCCATGATCTTGTTCTGCGACACGTTGAACACGAACCGCTGCGCAGCGTTCGACGCATTGGTACCCAGAATCTTGCCCTGGATGTACTGCTGCTCCTGGCTGGCGACCCAGATCGTGTCCGGCGACAGACGGAAGTTGTCCCATCGGTCCTTCAGCACTTGATCGAATTCGACGATGCCGCCGAAGTTGTCCGACGTCAACGGCGTGCCGGTTCCGGCCGTTCCCGAAGGCTGCGTGAGGATCAGCGCACCCGATCCAGGCGCGTAGCACTGCGTGAGGATTCCGTCGAACGCCAGCGTATTCCGGCTGTTGTCGCTGGAGGGGAGGCTTGTCGCCGTCTGCGTGCCGGTGGCGTTGGCCGTGATCAGGATGCTGTTGAGCGACGTGATCGCACCGAGAACCTCGGCACCCGCCGCTCCCCAGAACCACGCATAGCCCGCCGCGCCCGAGACCGGAGCGACCGTTGCCGAGATCGAACCGGCAGAACCGGATGCAACCGTCGCCGACACCGCCGCGCTCTTCTGCGCCGAGCCGCCGCCGTAGTTGTCCGTACTACCATCGGCATTGGTGCGCGACACCGCCGCACGAATGCCGCCAGCCACCGAGCCGCTGTTCACGCCGTTCATCGTCAGGGCGACGCAGATCACGCTGTAGGTCGCCGCCGCCAGCGAGCCGCCGGTGATTGCGCCAGCCGCCGCAGGGGTGGGAGTGGTGCCGAGCGCGAGACTGTTGTCGCCGCCGAGCAGGAGGATTTCTTCCTGAATCATGAGAGCGTTGAGCAGTCCCATGACCGCCAGCGCCTTCACGTCGTCGAACGTGTTGCCGGCGTACTCAGCCTCGAACGTCACGTTGTCTTCCAGGCCGATTCCCTTGTAGGCGGCGGTGTAGTCGGCGGTCGTGTGCGCGATGACGCCGCCACGGTTGCCCTCCGAGACGCCGGCTTCCATGTTGTTCGTGTTGATGCCCGTGACCGCGCGCCAGTTGACCGCCGTGCCCACGCCTCCACCCACTCGCGGAATTTCGTTGCGCAGCGGGGTGAGTACGGGAAACAGATGTTTCGCCGGTGCTTCGAGATCGTAGGCCGTGATGCCGCTGGTCGGCGATCCGGCTTGGACCCATGCCTTGACGAGTTCGTCGGGCAGCGGCATCTTCAGAGCCTCGCCCAACGCTTTCAGTACTTGGTCGATATTGGGATTCATCGATTTACTCCGGTAGTTGGGAAATGCCCGTTAGTTCCGCTGGAACGGCTGTCCGCCGCGTGCATGGAGCGCCTTGACCAGAGTCGCTCCCTTGTCTTCCTGACCGTTGACCATGACCGGCTTGGGCGCATCCGGCTCGGTGATGGCGACTTCCGTGCCTTTCGCCACCGCGACGATCGGACCACCCGGCGCTGGCTGTTTCTCCAGCTTCTCGAGACGTTCGTTGAACTTCTTGAGCGGCTCCTCGAGAGCCTTCGCCAGCACGCCGCCGTCCAGGACTTTCGCCAGCACCTTCGAGAAATCCTCGCTCTCGATTGCCTTGGTGAATGCATCCTGTACGCTCTTTTGCAGTTCTTCAGGTTTCATGGAAGCCTCCAATGTTGAGTCAGAGTTCGATTCTGCACCGAACAGTTCTTCGAGCTCCTCGTCAACCATGTGAGAGAGGATCTCGCCCAAAGCCTTCGCCGCATCCATCAGTTCGTCGGGCAGCACCGATCCATCGCCCTCGTAATCCGCTTCCATGCGGGCGTCCTGATAGATGCAGAAAACGTTCGCGACACAATCAGCTAGACGTCCAATTGTCCAGAGACCCTTTTCCAGCTTGTCGCCAGCCAGTGCCGCCAGCGATGCGAGAACCGGCTTGGCTTTTTCAATGCCAAGCAGATGCTCCGCGTATGCTTCCACGGCGACCTTGTACAAATCCTCGCCGTCGAGAGACTTCTTTGCCGATGGAGGACCGCCCGCGTCGATCTTGCTCTTCCAGGCCGATACGATCTTCGACTTGATCGAGCGCGCGTCCGCGCCGCTGTACTTCGCGGCGTTCTTCGGCATGTTGATGTAGTTCCAGGCGGCACGGATGTGCGCCGGAGTGTCGATGGGATACTTCTTGTTGGTGGCGTCGGCGTACTTCACGTCTCCGTACTTCGACTCTCCTTCCTTGGGGTCGGCATCGGATCGCGCCGCAATCTTGAGCAGTTCGCCGTCGAGGAACTTCAGGAAATCGTTGTCCTCGGTGCCCTCGACCACCTTGATGAGAATCGTGCGCAGCAACTCGACGTCCGGTCCTTCGAGGAACTTGCGCAGCTCTTCCTCGCCGTTCGCCTTGATTACCGTGAAGCCGGTGTTCGGATTGCAGGGAAGATCGACGATGCTCGCCTCCACGGGCTTCGCCGTGTAGCGCGTCTTGCCTAGGTCCTTGTCCTCCCACTTCTTGCCGTATGACCCGCCGACGCTGAACCCGGTGTAGCATCCTTGCAGCACCTTGTTCCACTCGTTGTCGTCAACGATGTCACCGACAATCCGCACCTGCTTCTCGCTGTCGTCAAGCGTGAGCTCGGAAAGCTTCCCCGCCACGACGCGTCCGTGCTGCGCCCGCAGGTTCCCGACACTCTTGCCCGCCGTCGCCTTGGCGACCTCCCCCGACCATTTCTGGAAATGCGGCTTCGATGATTCATAATCGAAGACCTCGCCGGCGGCATCCGGCGTCTCGTCGGCGAGTATCCCTATCACCTGTCTTTTCGCCTCGTCTACCTTGACGAGTCGCGCGAATGTCTGGAACTGGCTCATGTCTTGACCTCCACGAAGCCCTGGATGGGGTTGATGGTAATGCTGAGATAGTTCACGGCCCTCTTGCCGTCCTCCGAAACTTCGAGCTGATGCCCCGCAGCCGAGATTTGCGCCACAGAACCGTCGGGGTACTGCTCCAGCGCCGCGATCATCGCCGCGCGCACCTTGTCTACGACGTCTTTCTCAAGATCGTCGCACTTGACTTCGTCGGTCTTGAGCTTCTCGGCGATGGCCGCGGTCTTGCCCATGTACGTGATCTGCCACATGACCCTATTCCTCGCTCATGATTGGTGAAATGGCGCAACGGCAGTTCGGATGCGCCGGTGGCCCATCGTCGCCGCTCGGAAAATTCCCGCCCAGATCGACCGGCCCGGCAGACTCGTTCGCCTCGCATACGGCGCAGACTCCCTCCAGTGGACTGGTGATCCACTCGATCGACTTGACCACTCCGCTATCCCGCCATGCCGACAGCTCCGCCTGTGTCAGCGCGTCATTCAATTCCGTCGATGCTATCACGCTCGCGCGCACGGGGCTGAACGCGAAATTGTCGGCGAGAGCTTTTGCCAGTTCTTCCTTGGTCCAGCCCTCGTCGAACGCGCGCACGACCAGATTTCGGATCAAGACCCGCGTGGTCTCGTCCACCTGCGTCACCAGTTCAGCCGCGCGCGTGGCAGCATACGCCGAAGCATCGCCGCCCGCAACATCCACGGCCTTGTTCAGCGCCTGCATTGCCGACTTGTATCCGACTTCCAGCCGATTCTGTATCGCCTTCCGCACCGGTTCCTCGATGGCCTTGAGCGACAGATCGACCTTGATGAGCACGATCTCGACGTCCTGCTCCTGGTCGAGTCCGACGAGCGCCTTGAATACGGCCTGCTCCGCCGTGCGCAGATGCGCCGCGATCTCGCGCGACAGCTCGATCTCGTCCTTTCCGATCGGCCGTCCGCGCATCTTCCGCATCTTGGCGACGCGCATCGACTTCGGGCTGCGCGGTCCGAGCTTGTCGTTCGTCTGCGTGGCCGGAGTCTTGGTATTCTTGTTGCCTTTGGTCTGCGTGGCGAGATTGTTCGAGTCGCGCCCTTCCTTGTTCGCCGCTGTCTTCTGGCCGTCGCCCGATGCCGGGCTGCCGCCATTGGTGGCGATGCCCTCGCCCGCGATTGCCATGTCCAGCGGGATGACCGTCTGCCCGGCGTAGATCAGGTGCTTGTCGCCGTCGGGGATCGGCTCGTCGCCGTCGGCCTGCCGCCACTCGTTCAAAGACGACGCTCCGGCCTTGACCTTCAAGTTGAACACCTGCGCGCGCGTGAGCGGGTCGGTCTCCATGTTGCGCTTGAACTGAAACATCAGATCGGACTGAGCGAAGTATTTCTCGATGATGTAGTTCATCAGGTTCGTCACCCACTGCATCACCGGCTCGAGACCTTCTTCCTTCGCCGCCGTCGCTGCGGTCACGGCCGCGGCCCGCGTATTCTGCTGGATGAACGGCTGGCTCGACATGCCAAAAGCAAAACAAAGAACTCTAGCGATCCACTCGTCCATCTTGTCGGTCAACACCTTGTCCTTGGTATTGATGGGGGCGGTGCCGTTGAATACGAACATCGTTCCACGCCGCGCCCGGTTGTTACCCGCCAGAATCGAGTCCCACCATGCCTTGAACTGCGCAATCTGCGTTGGGTTCCAGGATTCTGGCACCGACAGGATCAAGTCGGCGGTCGAGCCGTCCGTGTAATACGCGAGCGTGGAACTTTCGCGGTTCAACGCAATCGTGATGGTCAGGATTATCTGCTCGACCGTCGAAAATCCATAGATTTTCCCCGCGCGCACGTTGCGCGGACGGTAGATCAGCTGGTCGTAGGTGTAGTTGTTCGCCGGCAGTCCATGCAGAATCTGCTGGTAGGCCGGCACGGGAGGACACGGCGTTCGCCCGTGGTCGTCTATCAATCTCTTGATCGTCGTACCGTCGATGGGGTCGAGCGCATACAAGGTGCCGTCCTTCGCCGGTCGCGGATAAACGGTCGCGGTATCCGTCACCAGCATGTCCTCCATTATCATGCGCAGCCAGTCCGACCAGCAATGGACCTTGTCGGGGTAGCGCAGGAATTCCTCGATCTTGTCGCCGGCGGGGGTAGACTTCAGCGACTTGTCCTTCGGCACGATGTTCCAGTCGAGCTGGCATATCTGGTCCTTGCGCATCTCGATGACGAGGCGCAGCAGCGGCCAGGTCTGCGACAGAGTCTGGAGCTTGGCGAACGATATTCCCTCGCCGTACTTGGGAATGTAGTTGAGGTTGGCCCCGACCATGTAGTCCATCTGGCGACCGGCAACGTCGTCCGGCGCGACGGGGGTGATGGGCTGACGCGGCCCGAACCAGTCGTCGTTCTTGCCGCTGAGGACATACTTGAAGCCCTGCTGCAATCGCGTCCACCACGACGGCGTGGTGAGATCGGTGATTTCGACGGCCTGCAATTCACGCGGCGGCTTGATCTCGAGATTTGTCGCCATAGCCCATACTCCTGGCAAGTTCTTCGTAGAAAATGAGCAATCCGTCGCTGGTCTGCTCCAGCATGAGTTCGTGCGCGGCCCAGATAAGACTGTCGGCGCGGTTCGGGCTGCGCTCGCCCTTGTAGCCGTTGGTGGTGAAGCTGAGAAGCTCGTCCTCGAGAAGCGGAAAGTCGCCGCAGTGGTACATCTTGTCCATTTCGTACAGAGCCGACACCGGCTCGGCGCGCACGACCTTGCCGCGCGTCGCGGTGACTCTCTTGAAGGGGACGTTGCCATCGACGGCGTGAATGGTGGACCGGACCATGTCGCCGCCGAAGTTCGACTCACCGACGATGCAGTCCGCCCCATGCCGCCGGTACATCTGCACGGCGGTGCTCCCCCAGACCTCGGGCGGTCCGCGCAGCGAACCGTCTTCGAGCAGATAGCCCTTGCCCTGATACTTGCCGAGCGCCGTCAGTCCTATCTCGTCGGAGCGCTTATCTTCTTCGCCCTTCGCGCCGGAGGGGTCGATCGAAATAACGACTCTATCGAAGTGCGGGGGAACTATGAGCTGGCGCTGGCGCTCCAAAAGCTCGGTCGTCCAGAGGGCGTCTTCCAACTCGGCCACCGGAATGCCCTGCAGGAAGCGCTTCTTGTAGCGTTCCGGCATGGCTTCGAGCGAAGCGATGAACGCGGGGTCGATGTTGTCCCGGTTGTCCTCCGGGTTCATTTGCATCCATTGGTAATTCTCGGGGTCGGGGAGCTTCGCCTTGGTAAGCGGATTCAAGTGCTGGATGAATTCGCGCTCGGTCCAGTGAATATTGTTCGTCGGGTTCAGGTCGTAGTACGCCCGGTTCTTCAAACCCGGAATTTTCTGCGCAAGCCGAGTGCGCAATACCAGGATGCTTGCGTATGGAATCTGGGAGCACTCATTCGGGTAGATCGTAGCAAATTCCTTACCCAGGACTTTTTCGATGCGTTCCTTGTCGTCGAGTCCGCTGAACCATATTTCCGAGCCATTCGGGAGTAGATCGTAGCCATCCTGTATCTTCTTGTCCGTTTTGACGTTGGGGAAGCAATCGCGCATCACCTTGGCGTAGGTATCGAGGCGGATCGACTGGTGGCAGGCATTGGCCGCTTGGCGGAAAATGCCGTGCCGGGAACCCTTGGCCCGCAGCGCGCGTATGACGATGTTGCGAACGATGATGAAGGTCTTGCCGGACCTTGCTCCGCCCCGCAGCAGGGTATGCCGCTGCGCGCCAGCGCATAGCGACACGGCTTGTTTCTGCTTGGGGGTGAGGACGAACATCGTCAAAGCTCCTACAGCTCCGCCTCGTCGGGGGTAATCGTTATGATCAGTTCCTTCGTTTCCTTCGACTGCAACTGGATGGGAAGGAGCTTGCTGTACAGCTTGTAGAAGTCCGTGCGGTTGTTGCGCGCCCACTCGGCGAACTTCTCGCGCCCGCCGATGTCGTAGAAGCAGCGGGCGATGACCTCCTTCACTTCGATGGTCATGGCTTGCTGGCTGCCCTTGTTCGTCTTCAATCCCTTCGTCGCGGGGAGCAACTCCGCCTCGACGGGCACCGGCATGTTGGCTTCGCGCATGATCCGAAGATATTCGCCCCGGTTCCGGTCCTGCAAACGATGGCGATAGGCTATCTTGCGCGTTGCTGCGACTGTGCGTGCCATGACGAATCCTAGAGCTCAACTATTGTATTCAGTGATATCAAAATCGTATTCAGTGATATCAAAATATCACTCTTCACTCGCCGCGCGGGGTAGCGACGTCCTTTTTCCGCGGAAGTATACAATTATACACCGGGCGGCGAGTATACTTTTACACTTCCTCCAGCTCCGTGCGGCGCTCGTCGCGCGACGCGCTAAGTCCGGGCGCAACAACGTTTTTCGGACGTCGCCCTCCGCGTCAGGGTACCGCGTGCGGCGTGCGGGGCGCAACAAATCACCGAAATTTTGCTCATTTTACGCATTAAACCTAAGCAAAACAAACACTTACGAATGTGTAAATCAATGTGTAAAGGTATCATTTTGTACTAAAAACAATAACTTAGATACCAATTACTTACACTTTACACAATTACAGTATATAAATTAAGTATAGGAAAATAATTAAATACCTTATACAAAAGGTTAAAAACGAATGTGTAAACGTAAAGTGTAAAATCAATCATCCACGACATTTTCTCCGAAAAGTAGTACCTTTTTACAGTAGTACCTTTTTATATAAGTATACTTCCAGGACAACAAAAAGCCCGACTCGCGCCGGGCTCTTTGTATACTATTTGCCTTTGCTAAATCGCAGCATCTGCCACGACAGACCGAACACCTTAGGGCTGAACTCGCGGAATCCATTCGTGCTGACTCGACCGTCCGTGCCGAGATGCAGAGGCGGCGTGCCGCCCATCGCAGTATACTTTTCGCCGGTGTGGCTTTGTATACTTTCGCCGATCCGCACCGGGCGCAGTGTTAGCGAGTGGACCAGAATCCAGCCGAACTTCTCGATGGTATTTGTATACATTTCGCATTTCCTCGTTGGTCGAAATTAGGGGCGCATTGCGCGCCCCGTACCTGTTGCCGTTGTATACTTTGCAGCGTTACGCGATGCGGATGAACTCGCGTTCGCTGTCCCAAGCCAGATCGCCGCGCCAGCCGCCCTTGGCCAGATAATCGGCAACCGACATGCCCGACTTGTAAAGGGCATACCGTTTCGCGCTCGCGCCCCGCTTGGGGTTTTCCTTTTGCAGAAGCGTGATTTTCGCATTGTCGGCGAACGTCGCGCGGCGCTCGATCTGCTTGCCCTTGGCCTGCTTGCCCTTGGCCTGCTTGGCGGGCTTGCCCTTGGCCTGCTTGCCCTTGGCCTGCTTGGCGGGCTTGCCCTTGGCCTGCTTGGTGCCCTTGGTGGAAACCTTGGTGCCGGACACGATAACTTCGCTGCTATTGGTAGCCATGATGATAACCTCGTTTTGAAAGATGGATGGGGCTTTGCCCCGAATTGCCGACCGCGTTTCGCTGCCGACAGGTGCATCATGCCATAGTCGATCCACGGAAAACTGCGAACCAGTGCTCACTTTACAATTCTTTACATTTGGCCTGCGCCAGCCTGTGCGGGGTGCGGGGCATGCCCCGCGACTAAGAGCACCGGGCGCGCGGATACCACAACCAATCCATGAAAACTGTGCGCCAGCGCACATCTTGGAAATGTAATTGTATACTTTCCGTCCAAACGGCGGCTGACCCACTGGATCCCCCTGGACGCGCGGAAATGGACCCTGGACTTGCTATGGGTCCAGCCCCGCGCGTCCTGTGCGTCCATGCAGGTCTGTTTC